GTGATATACCCCCCAGAAGGAAGCCATGCTGAACCGTCATACTTAAAGGGAGAGCCGCTTACAATCGCCTCCTGACCAGTAACCGGACTCGGCAAAGCCTCAAGCTCCGCCACACTCCCAACAAAGATAGTCCGCTTGTCCAGCGCTTCAGTCACTGTGTCATCGGTGCCGGTGTGTGTAATCTTATCAGAACCATCACCAACAGCCTTACTCGCAAGATCCGCTTTATAAGCAACAGCATTCGCAAGATTATTATAAGCAACACTATTAGGATAAGTGTCAATCAACAGAGCACTGCCAGCGTTATTCTTATAAAGATCTACAAATACTTCGGGGTCACTTGTGTTAACAACATGGAAGAAACCACCATCAACAGTTTCATCAAGACCATCTGCAACAGTTTCATAGATACCTTCAGCCAAAGCACCCTTAAGAGCACCCAAGACAGTCACAGAGATATTATCAGCTTCTGTAGCAGGAGGTGCTTCTGTGAAACTCAAGGTATCTGTTCCAACATTCACAGTGTAATCAATAGTAGGTCTTTGGTCTACACCATCAACACTCACAAGATACGCAGCAGGATCATCAACAACCATCGAAGGAATGCTGAAGTCTGTAGTTACACCATCACCTGTGAACGTAATATTATCAATAAGAATCTGTGCAGATTTCTCTGAATACAATCTCCAGAAAGAATTCGAAGGAGCACCAGAGAAAGGTGCAGGAACACTCAGAGGGACATAGATGTCTCCATTGTATTCCCTTGGTTGCAGTAGATCAGTTTCTTCACCAGTTGTTTGCCAAGCAAGAGGAACCTTATATGCAGCAGCTTCGTTGAGTGCTTTGGCTACCGAAGGAATCTCACCATTACCTTCATAAGTGGGGATGAAGTCATCAATACCACCCTGAAGAATTGTGAAGAACTGATTAGCATTGGAAATATTCAGGTCAATAGCCTGTTGGTTATTACTTGCAGGATACACGGGTGTAACCATTAATGGACTCCTTAGTCTGATTCCTTGTTGATTCTGGTGACAACATCTTGAATCTCTTTTTTATCTACAGAGCATTCCCCAAGAGCTTCGTAGAGATTCAAGTTTTCATTCTCAAGTTCTTCTACAGTTGTCACATCATTCACTGGTATCTTGTTCTGCTGCATTAGATTTGCAGGTATAGGGCAGCGATACACAACGCGCTCTTTCACGAGCCAACTGCACCCGCTCAGGAATATCAGTAGAAAGATACTCACGAACACTTTGATCTTCATCTTTGGCCTCTCTCATCTCTCGTTGGGCATCGCTGGATGCTTGTTCGATCTTATTACGTTGCTCTTGATTTCTTACAGAAGCATCATCTACAATTTCTCTTACGATTCGCTCTGCTTCTGCTTCGGATTTCAAAAGCTCTATTTCAGATTGCAAGGATTGCACTTTCTTGCCGTGGAAGTACAAGCCTGTTCCAAAGGAGACAGCAGCACCAATAGCAAGAGCAATTGAAATTACTTTGAAGTTTTTGAAGAGTGTCTTGATTACTATTGGTAATGCCATAATGTCTCCTTGGGTTTTCTTTGGGTGTTTTACGGGTCTATTTGCAACAGGGGTGGGCAAATTCACTAGGCTTGAAGAATCTCATCTAAACACTCCTGTCACTTGCACACCTGCATAGTCACCATATTGCGACTATGCAAATCTGGCCAGGGTGAGCATGACCACTTAATCTATTAAGAGTAGTTTAAACTTGACACATCAAATGTCTGCGCTGTCCCTTTCTTAAACTTCACCGTAAACTCGCTTCCCCCAGCGCCAGCCGCGATTATCACATAATCGTCCACACCATCAACGGCAGACCATATTGTTTGCCGAACATTAAATTTTGGGCTATAGCCTGCCGGAAGAGAGATTGCAACGTCTGGTGATGCGCTCGTTGCAGGGCTTGTAACCCACCCGGCAAACCTTACATTTCCAGCCGCATCCCTGTAGCAGAATGGCGGAATAGACGCACTTAAACCCCAGTTTCCCGGCTGCTCAAGAAGCGCAGCCGTTTCGTATGTGAGGTAATCTTTACCATTAACGTTCCCAAAAACTTTAATGTTTGACAGGGAGCCACGGAAAGCTATTGTGGCCTCTCCCCTGAATGTATTGCCTGTTGCAACTACATTGGAGGCGTCTGCAATATCAAAGTCAAAGCCCGAGCCTAATGCATTATTCTCAAAACTGTTGCCTACAAAAGAAAGCCCAGCTCCGGAAAACAGGAATTTAGATAGGCCCGAATAAGAACACCCAGATACGGATAGCCCTTTTGTAATACCTGCGCCCAAAATTGTTTCAGAGTCTTTAAAAACAGTGGATGAAAAATCTACATCAAAAATTTGATCCCCGGTTACAGATGCATCATAACTTAGCATTCCGAGTCCCGAGACTTTGCAAGAGGAAAAAGATACGTCCTTAATTGATCCGCTTGCCGTCCCCAGCCTGAACAGATCACCTGATGACGTGTCGGGCTTACTAAAATCACAGGAACTAAAATGAAGCCCCTCAATGGCACCTTCCGCAACATTGAAGATCCTGTAAGTCCCGCCCCTCAGAATTGATAGGAAGCATGACGATAATGTAACTCCTCGCATTTCAGTTCTATCCGGTAAGCCTTTGACGAAGCCGAAAAGCTCAAAGAATCTGGTATTTGTGATCATTATATCTCGGGCATAACCTATGTCCGAGGCAGCAGCGTCTGTAGGCACTACATCCAGAAACCATCTATTAAATTCGAAGCCGCAGCTATCCACCACAAGGTCTTCGATCCGCGATCCGCGTATGACCGACTCAAAAGAAAACACTCTGACATCTCTGAATACGCCTTGGGATATTCCAGACCTTTCTCGTGGGACTGGGTAACCGTTTCCAGCTAAGACAAAAACGCTATCAACGCTGTCGTTGTTTTCTGTTATGGCCCCAAGGCTTTGAATCTTGATTGGGCCAGCGCCATCTACAGAGAACATGACACGCTTGGTTATTGTGTTTCCATCAATAAGATCCGAACTTGTCCACGCGGTTCCGTCAGGCTTCGTGTCTGACAACAGAAGGACGGTTCCGGAGGATGCCGCGTCACCTTCATTCACCAAACCAGAATGAATGCCTTCAAGCGTCACGCCTGTATTTATAGATGTAGCTGAAGAAATCCTGTATTTGCCTCGATTGAACTTAACTGTTGCCCCAGCGTTTTGACCAAACCCAGTTGCGTTATCGACGTACTCTTTCGCAAGATTGCACGCCCCAGAAACTGCCGGAGAGTCGTAGTATTGACCATCCCCCTTAGCCCCAAAGAACTCGACCTCTATCTTTTCAAAACCGATCCGCACAAAACAACCTGTTCCGCTCGGATCAGTCTCTCCCATCCCGTCTAAAAAGTTTTGCAACTTATCAGCATTCGTCGCCCCACTCTGTGCACTAAGGCTGGGAACGGATGGTGATATTACAGTGCCGCCGTTATGGTTTAACTTAGCAAGTCCTGACTTAAATACAAATAGACCGCCGCCCAGCGGTCTGATTTTCGCATTACCACCTAGATGGAAGTCCGCAACAGAATATCGTCCCTCTGGGATTCCTGTCAGCCCGGAAAAATCCTCCGCCACACTACCCACATAAATGGTGCGCTTATCCAGCGCCTCAGTCACCGTGTCAAACTTCTCTTGAACACCATCTGTCATTTCTAAATTAACTTTCTGTACCATAATTATCCCTCGCTATCCCCTTTAATCAAAGCATTTAATACAATAGAAAACATCCCGATAACCGCAATGACAATACTTGCAACAGCCGAGTTAACATCTTTGATAACCACAGGGTCTGTTGTATTGAGCACAACAATTGTGATCAACCAGACAACCCACAAGACACACATCTTACGAATAATCTTGTTTTCTTCAGCCCACTTTACAAATCTCGTAATAACATTTTGTTTATCGGGAGTGTTCATAATTATTCTCTCTTGCTGTCGTAGCGTAAATCTTCAACCTTTTTTGAGAGAGCCTCCAGTTTTCCATAGAGTTTCTCATCACGTTTAGAGGCTTGCTCATTAATAGTGGTGATAGCTTGAAACAAATCTTCTTTGGTAACAGTAGAGGATTCAATCGCAGTTGCACGGTTTTCAATGGCGTTCATCCTTGTGGACAATCTCTCGTCAACCTCTGAGATTTCCCTTCGCACATCCTTGTGTTGTTCCTCAAAACTCTTAACCTTATTCCAAAAGAATGTTCCAATGACTCCCATAAGACCACCTACTATTGCGATGATTACCATTACGACTTCGTAGGTAAACACAGCAACCCTCCTTAGATTTTAATGATTGGCAGAAGTGCAACGTTCTGTGGACGTGTCTCAGAACCACCTGTTGCATCTGTTGTGAAGCTGTGTACGTGTGCACCAGCAGATGCTGTAGTACCATCACTACCGCCACCGTAGGTAAACCACGACGTACTGCCGTTACCAATCTCAGCACGGTCTGTGTTGTTTGGTCTTGAGTAGCTGTGTGAGTGAGAACCGGCTGAATCAGTTGTACCCGTGTGAGTGTGCGAACGGGTAGCATCAGATTCACTAAAGCCAACCTCACGAGATCCCGGCTGAGCACCCCGAATAAACTCATTGCGAAGATCAGGAAGATTAAAGGTTGTACTTCCATCACCCGCACCGAAGGTTGTGCCAATATTACTAAAGAGTCTGCTGTAGGTAGCCCTAGAGATAGCAGAACCATCACAATAGAGCCATCCAGAGGGGGCTGTAGAGGCTGCAAAGTGCATCACCGTACCCGGAGGTACAGCATTGAATTGGATGCTCTGTAGAGTCCTCTGCGGGGTCATAAGAACATCTGTAGCAACCCCTTGCTCTGCTTGATCCTTACTTGCTACCTCTGTGATACCTTGATCTCGTGTAAGACTATCTAGATAATCAATCCATTCAGAGATGTTATTAACAATCCAGTTAAACTCTTCAGCAGGAGGTTTCTGAAGGTAATCATAACCAGTCTCACGAACTTCGAGGGGTGGTCTTAGTTTATTAACATTTCCCGTATTCGGGAGATTGACATCAAGAGATGCCAACTGAGGTAATACGTCTGGTCTGGTCGCCATTGAAAACTCCTTAGGCTTGTGGAATTATTCTTCCGAATATGTCTACGGTATTCTGGGGAAGTTGTGAGGTGAATCTAAGAGCGTCTTTGGAATAGACCCAAGTGATTCTTCCGTAATCTTCGAGAGTTGCTGGTTCTGCTTCTGAGTTATCTGTGTATCCAGCAACGCCAAAGGAGCATTTACCCATGTCAGATTCAATTGGTGAATACACATCCCCGACAATCACTTCAGAATCTCCAGAGGGTTGTACAGGGCCATCTACAGAAGTTACTTGAGCAAATCCAGCACTAGGATCGTTGTACGCAACACCGTCCACATAAACTCTGTAGTTCTTCACAATTGGATCTACAAGAACACCAAAGGTTATTCCAGAAAGACTTGTGAGATCAGCAGCAGTTTCAGAGTAAGGTATGGATTCGATTGTATAGAACAAAGAATCTGTTTCAGTACCATTCGAAGCAATCGCACGATCAAGAACACTCTCAGACAACTTCACTTCGATTGTGTAATCTGAAGTACCGCTGTTGTAGAATGTAGATACGTAGAGCGAAAGAATGGAACCCTTGATTGTACCTGAGCCATCATCAGCAAGATTACGATCTACTTTTGTATACGATTGTGAGAACAACAGAGTATCTACAGCAGGTGCATTGGGTGCATCATCCAGAGCAACTTCGAAATAGTAAGGTTTATTAGGAAGCTCAATATCGAAAGCATCTACATTATTACTGCCTTGCTGAAATATACTTGGATCTTCAATAAGAAGCTCAAGATAAGTTCTCGGGAGGTCCTTAATCTCTTTTGTAGCAAAGTTCTGATACATCGGCAGAGCATCTGGGCTTCTCAGAGCAAGACCGTAGCTTGTCGGAATACCAGCCAGAGAAACATCCCACTCAGGACCACGGAATGATGTGAACTCTTCTACAGTTTGTAGAGGTCTTGATGCCAGAGTAGCACTGTCAAAAGTAAATCCGAGAGTTTCAGAGAACTTAGAATCAAGCTCATACTCAAACTGCTCAGCAGAATCATCTGGTCCTGTGAGATACCCAAGGATGTCTCTGCTTGTCAGAGAAACTCTTGTGCAGAAGTCACCAGCATCAGTGTAAGCATCATCATAGTAGACAACTCCGGTTGGACCAAAGCCATCAAACCAACCATCAGCAGCAACGGTTTGTTCAATAGTGTACGGCGTGGATTCTTTAGGTAAGAAAGTTTCACCCTCAGGAACTTCAATCTCACCTTTGGTTAGACCAGAGAGTTCAATAGAAGACCATGCTGAGAATCCATCGTAATCTTGTGCTTGCACTTGTACACTGTGTTTATTCACAAAACCTACAACAGAAGGATCTTCTGAGAAACTAAAGAAGTCCTGAGCACGATCTTGTGAAGCGCCTGCTGTTGGGATATAGGATGTTGCTGTATGCCAAGGTTCTACTTGAGCACACGTCAAGAAGAAATCCGTTGAAGCTCCTAAATTAGCATCGGCTTTTATAGAGGCTGTGACGTTTGTTGTTGATGGAACTGTTGTGACCCAAACACGAATACAGATAAGAGAATTACCTGCCTCAACACGCTCGGAAAACACTTCATCGAAATCGTTGCTCACAACACTGATCGGGTCATCAGCATCTTGATAATTGAACACAAGTTCTTTGCCATCAATTGCTAATGTGTATGTAAGACTTCCCGGTAAAAAATAGAAAGAAAACGTGTGCTCTCTGTCGGTCGTTACAGTAATATCTTTAGAAGCTTGGACAAAATTACCCGATGTCAACGAGTATATTGTAAAACCAACATTGTCAAGTAACTCAACAGAACTACTAATGTATGTTCCATCAGGAGATCCTGTAACAACCCAATCACCATTAATACTACCTTCAATGTAATTGCCCCAAGGAAGCAAGTTGGTGCTAGGTTGCTCGTTAAGAACTCTCAGGAAATTACCGGAGTCGTCGTAGACACTTCTGACGTTATCTGCTGCAATCTCTATGAGTTTATTGTTAACCGTGTCATACTCTGTACCAACACTGTTTCTACTATTGAACAATAAAGGGTCTGTTATTTCATCATAACCAAGATAAGTTTTATAACCTACTGTATTATCTGTGTAGACATTCTCGATGCTAGATGCACCAACTTCAAGAATTAACCTAGAGATAAACTCAGACACTTCCTTTTGAGAATCTGGTGTGCTCTGAACAACATAAGAGTTAACAAAAGTATCCTGAGTTAAATTATTTCGGATAGAAGCAGCAAGAACATCACCAGCTTCGTAGGTGTTCGGAATATCCCACACAGCACCTACAACAGATTCTTTAAGATTAACTTCTTCAACTGTTCTGTAGTCGTATGTGTTATCTGCTGTAAACTCAAATGCTCTCGGGAGAATCATCTCAGGAAAGGTTACGGCTTCTGCTACAGGAAACTGAAGAAACGCTTCGCCTTCCCCTGCTTGCTGACGAACCTTATCGAATCCACCTGCAAGATCATTCCCCTCAAAACCAAAGGATGTTCCTGATTCAAACAATACAGACGCTTGTGTGTTTGTGGGGAGATACTTGTCAATGAATTCTTGAGCAACGCTACGTTCTACACAAGCATCTTGAAGATAGATATAGAGGTCGTGATATCGCCCTTGAACAAAGTAACCGCCAATACCACCTGTAACAATATCAATCAGGTTTGCAATAGAATCTCTTGTGATACTAGAACCAGAACCAATCGCAGCAATAACCAAGGCTGTCCGGTAAGCATCATCAGAGCGTCCCTCTCGCGGGAAGTTGATGAACTCACCGATAGAATCCAAAGCAAATCCTGTAGCTTCGCTCAGAAGAAATGATGTGAATACTTTCTCAGCAACTTCTTCATAAGACTTGGCTTCTTCTGCAATCAACTCTACTAACAACTGGACGTTCTTGGATTCCGAGAATTGTCCGAAGACTAAATCCTTAGTCTCCTGAACAATATCTGGATTAGCCTTAGTATAATCTACGCTCATGTAGTCCTCACATAAGTATAAGAGTTAATCGTTGCATACTGATCAAAGTCCAACTCAAGATCACGCTGAGAGAACGCTGAGGAGCCTTCAGAGGGACGTTTGACATCCACCCCGACACTCAGTAGTCTTCCAGCAGGAAGGGCCACCAGAACGGCGCTAGAGAGCTGACTGTTGCTCACCCCAAGTCCAATCGGTTGCGATGATACAAGACCCGTGATAGAATCCTCGATGTCTGAAGTTTCTCTTGAACTCAGCGGAGTTGTATTATTGACAACGTAAGTAATCTGGAGATCATATTCGGATTCTTCAGCTTCTGAATAGAAGATGTCTTCGGTTTGACCATCGGCTGTACTAACAGTAAACAATCGAGTTCCTGATGTACCAACGTTCAACGGTTTGTTGTCATAGATTGCGTTGGCAATATCTGAAGATGTACCACCACGAACAACAGCATTGAATGTCAAGGCATCTGCTTCTGGTCTATCAAGAGGGGTTGGGTTATCATAGATTCGATAAGAGATAACGTTCTCAACAGCATCTAAGGCTTCTGCCAAAGAATCTCTTGTACCTACTGGTGTTCTCAATTGTGCTGTCTGAAGTCTCAGTCGAAACTCTGCATCAGTTTCATTCTCAGAGCCGGGGTTAAAGTCTGTTGTATTTGTTGCAGAAACATACCCATCGAACTCATTAGAGAAACTCGTGATGCCATCTACTTCAAGAGTATTGAAACCAGCAACAGTTGCCTCTACGTTATATCCTGAGTGATACGTGAATCCTGTTGGAAGATCGGCAGATTCAAAATAGATCGGCTGTGTCAAGCCAATGAATTCTTCAGAAGAAGCGTAGCCAATATAAGCAATACCAGCATCTTCAAAGACTGACGCAATATTACCTTCGGTGTTATTCAGAACAAACGAAACAATCTCAAGAGCAAACGCTTGAACCGAAGGATCATCAGTACCAGCAAGAGTAAATGTATCAGAAGAAACACCACCGTTCACTGTGTTGGTAATGAAGAACTCATAATCACCGGGAGACAATTGGTTAACATCAATAACAGCACCAGTGATGTTGGTATTGAGAGTACCACCAGATTGTACAGCGTAAGTGAGGCCGTTGCTTGCTGCAAAAGTATTAGTGGGGACTACGTTGGTTCCAAGGTTAGTTCCATTGTCCACAAATTCAATATGAGCAACACCTGAGCTTGGCTGTGGTCCTCTTCGGATGAATCCAAAGTAACTTGCCGCATCATCAAGGGCAATACCTTCAGCACCATTCAGCGTACGGCTGTAGTAAACATCTTCAAGCAGCTTTTCAAACTCAAGAGAACGCTCTGCAATAACAGACCTTAGGAGTCCGGCAATAGAATCATCAGTAAGCAGAAGATTAGCGCCGAACTTGTTTCTGAAACTATTATTGAGCCTTGTTGTAACATCTGTCCTATTATCTCTTTCAAAACCAAATTCGGTTAGTTGTGCCATGTTATCCTCTTAATTCTAAAGCCAGCGTTTGTCTGTTGCAAGGGTAATATTCAGGTATTCATAATAAGCATTGGTCTGATCAATATCGGGGAAGTCACACTGGTTATCTACATCAAAGATACCAGAAGGATCAGGATATGCTACTTCAACCCCCGGAGGTGTCAGATCAATCTTGTAAACACCTGTGGTTCCATCAGCAACAACAGCAAACGTCATTGAATAAACACGAGAAGCAACATCATACGTTGCATCAAAAGAACGTAGAGATTGTACCTCTGGGAAATTATTAATGATTGAGATGAAGTAGGAATCGAGAACTTCTTTGGTAACACCTTTGTTCAAAAAGAGTTCTTTGTCGTAAGCACCAAAGTTTGTATTGAGAAACCATTCACCCTTGAATGTTCTGAATGTGATATACATTCGCTGTCTCAACACTTCCCTGACAGTTTGAGTAAACCCAAACTTACCTTTGGAAATCACCAAATCTCCACCATCGGAGTCTAATGCAAAATCATAAGCCATGTTACCTCCTTAGTTTGGCGGATTGGTTGTTCCTGAACCAGCAGGATCAGTCCAAGTATAATCGTGAGTATGGTTATCAAGAGAAACGTTGTCGCTATCAATTGTTGCAGCAGTAAGTGCTCCGGTTACAGCAGCAAGACCAGCAATGCTGACATTACCCGTAAAGGTTGTCTGAGGAGAGTCTACAGTGACAGATGTACCTGAGAGCGTCACAGAGGCTGTTACAGCAACGTTTGCATTACCCCCTACGGTAGCATTGAGATTCCCTCCAACGTCCACAGAGGCGTCTCCTGCTACGTTCACATTGATATTTGCTGGCGTATCTATATCAATATCTCCAGAAGGTTTCACTGTGATCTTCGTAGAGCCATTTTCAATGACAATGTTTTTGGTATCAACGGGTTTCCCTTCGGGTTCTGTGAAGAACATTGGGATTGCCATGATGGGGTAAAGTTCTAGTGGAGTATACTCATCAGAAGGGAAAATGCTGTTGGTGTTCACTGTAGATTCAAAGAGATTTCCTACGTCCCTATCACTACATAATACCACAACTGTATCACCTTCTACCACCGGAACTGTTACACGAGCACCACCTTTTGTACCAGAGTAAATCATCAGGGGTACATCAGGGATCTCAGGGATAGGTAATTGTTGTCCATCACGATACTTTGTAGTTGTCAAAGGTCTTACATTAACAGTGAAACCATTATTCTTTGTAACAACACAAGGCTTGATCGTGTGGATGTTCCTGAATTTATCCCTGAACATATTATTCATGGACTCATAGAACGTATTCTTATTCACTCATTACCTCCGGTTCCTTCAAGTACATTACCAACACCACCAATACCCCAGTATGTCAAATCATCATCAGAGGGGTTCAAATCTTGTTCTTCAATAGTTGGTTGTTCATTCAGCGGAGTTACACGAGTTTGATATTGAACAGCCTCAGCTTCTACCTCAGAGAACCACTCATCACCCTCAAGACTTCCTGTATGAGTCACCTTGAGGATTCTGTAGGTTCCTGAGAACTTCTCTGTCTCAAGTCGAATGAATGCGTTGGGGGTAAATTCACCAGAAAGCAAATGATTGAACTTAATACCTGTCACAGATTCGTTAGAGATTTCCTGAGCAGTCATGTCAGATGTATCTGTGATATAAGCAGGAGATGTCAAAAGACCTGTATCAGCACTCACCAGAGGAATACTACGTGCTTCAAATTCACCAGCACCATTCAGGAATTCTTCAACGGTGTCTTGGATTCTCTTGCTGTAGATATTCACAAAAAGGTCTTGGATATTTATGACATACCCAAAGTTGTTCAAGACACGCTTGAGTTGATCTATTGATTTACCATGAACAATCAGAGGTTTGCTTAGAGTACCAAAGCCACCCAACTGAACAATGTTACCTTTAGGTAGCGCAAGGTCATCTATCATCTCTTCTACAATATCATTTATCGGAGTACCCTTGGGATACACCTTAGTGGTCATTTGATTCTGAGCAAACTCGCCACCATCTGTTACAACAATCTTGGTACGCCTATCAACACCATCAAACTTATCTTCTGCTGATTTAATGTTACCACGGATGATAACACGCAAAGGTTCATCTTCGTATCCAGCAGAAAACTCTACAAAGTTCATTGTCGTTGCTATGACTTGTAAAAGTAATGCTGTCTCATCTGAAAGGTTGAACAAAGTAATTTCACCTTCGTTGCCTTCAGAAGAATTAGCACCAACTTTCTCAACATCAAATTCTACATGATGATCTTCAATGATAATATTGTTATTATCAAGGAAGCCAGCAAGACCATCAAGAGAACTTGGGTCATCGTAAATGAGATTCAGGTATTCTCCTTTGAGTCCAACGAAGTTCTCAAGGATTGCATTTTGTTCTGCCTGAATCTCTTCACGAGTCTTTTGTCGCCACACAGATTTAACAGAGGCATCGTAGTAGGTTCTGTCCAAGCGTCTTTCAAGAACAACACCAGTCTCAGGAACTACAGGAATAGCAGCATTAGTTGATTGTTGAGCATAGGCCCTACCAATAACCATCTGATAACGTCTACGAAACATTTACACCTCCGTTAGTGGATCAGTCTCTGTAGACCTGTAGTAGAGCAACCGAAACCTCTTGTTAATTCCAAAGTCATTCCGCGAGGGTCTTCCATATGTTTTCTCAATATCAGCGAGATACAAAGAACCCGGAGGAACACCGTCAATAGAACGGTAGGGTGCCAATAGATTATTACCAACAGTTAGTCGAGTCTTTACAGCATACTCTTGACCAGAGATTCCAATATACATAAACCAAGTTTCACTTCGGGAATTCCAGCGAAACCTAAGTTCATACGCTTGTCCTTCAAGATTGGTTGTGTAAAAGGAATCAGCAGAGTCAGATCCATCTAGAAATATTGGCATCTTAGTCTCTCCTGAATATCAATGGTAGATCATCTTCACTTGCTTCTTTACCAGAGGTAACACCACGGTTGACCTTTGGAGCACTATCATCTGCTTTACTTGGCTGAACAGGAACCAAGGCAACAGCACGAGCAGAGCCTACGATTCTTAATTGTTCAATCTCAAGATCGACATAGAGTGCTTCAGCTTGTTGAGCATTCTGAGTAAAGCCAAAGTTTTTAATGATACAATTTGGGTAGGAATCCAAGTCAGAAATCATAGTGAACACATGAGCATTCAAATACATTCCCTTGAGTGCTTCGTAGGTGTTCTTGGTTCTCTTACCTGTACTTCCCACCACATTAGCTTCATCTGTACCAAGGACAGGAGTATTGCTCGTGACACCTCTCACAGTGAACACAGGATTCTCTCTTGTGAAATGATCAGTTACACGAGCACCTTTCTCTACAGGATGTGAAGAAACATTACCCGAGAAATCTGTGACAAGTTCCACTGTACTATCAAATTCAATGAAAGGCTGTTGTGGCCCAACATTGGATGAGGGTGTCAACCCACCAGCTATGAATGATACGGGTCTTGCCATTGTTACGGCCTCGAATTAGTGTTAATGGTTCTTACTGTAGATTCTCTCTTGTTTTGTCGTAGGTTGTCTCTGGCTTCGCCTGTGAATTCTACGGCTACTTTTTGTTGGTAAAGCTCTGCACCCCCAACACCAGCCGCTGTTGTTCTATAGGCTGTACTGTTGAGTGCTTTAGAACCCACTTGTCCGGCCTTAGAAGCAGCACCAGAAACAGCTTGGGATGCTCTAGCCATCATTCCACTAGCACCTTCTGCTTTGCTCATAGAGCCTGCAAAGCGAACACTTGGGAGCATTCTAAAGAGTTTACCAATGCCTTTCACAACCCATCCAATTACAGACGCTAGTTTGCCAAAGATTGACAACAGGAAGCCACCAATCTGGCCAATCATGGCCATATACTCGTTCAGCTTACCACCGAGAGCTTCATCTAAAGCTTTGGTGATATATAGAATGGCATCTGTGATTGCTTCAAGAACGTAAAAGATTGGCTTGAGTACAGCCGTGATTAGTCCGCCGAGTAATGAGATTACCGGAGACATTATCTGGAATACGTTCGAGAGAGTATTGAATATGCTTGTGAAAAGATCGCCAATGCCACTCTCGAATAATGCTTTGACGAAGAGTTTGGCGTTTTGGGTTAGACGCTTGAACGATGTGTTCATCGTCTTAAATGCCTTGTCTAGACCCGGAGCAGCCATTTCACGGAGAGCTTTAGTGAACTTCGGAAGAAACTCCTCCGATTTCACCAAGCCCTTTTCCATATTTTTAAGAAATTCTGCTGTGGTTTGCCCCATAGCATCTGCGGCCAAACCCAGCACGGCTGGCATACGGTCACCGAGTTGGAGTTTCAATTCCTCACTCATGACCTGCCCCTTGGACATATATGTTCAGGAGGGTTCGCTACACCCTCCCCGCAACATTACTTGCAGCTATGTGTCTCCACATAGATCAGACTATATCTTAAGAGTATTCCTACCCTTCTCCCCGTTTCGACCCGCTTGGGTCTACTCTACTCACTTCCATCCGAAGATGTGCTTTCGATAGCCGTTGGAGCTTCATGTAAATGTTGATTTGTTATCTCAGAATAAGTGGTATTGTTCTTTACCCGTAAGATTTTGTAGTACGACAATCCGGTTTCTCTAGCTATCTGTGTCATCTTTTGCTTACGGTTGAGTCTGTGGCACACCTCAACAACATCTTCATCGCTCAGAGAGCCAGTCCGACCTCGTGGCCTTTTACCGGGAAAATCATACTCCTCAGCAATATGCTTCCATTTCTGACCGTTGTAAATACTACTACAGATAGAATATGAAACACCTGTGGCCTCTGCAACTTCCCTAATGAAAATTGTGGGGTCTCGCAACAACCGGCAGACTTCTCTGATTTGTTTCTCTGTGTACTTGCTTTGAGAAACCATCTCGCCTTTGTGTAAAAGATCTGTGGAAGATGCGTGACTCATATTGTCAGAATGCGTGACCAACTCTAAATTTTCGACACGGTTATCTGATTTCACTCCGTTTAAATGATTAACCTCAAGCTCATCTATATCTTTCTTAATAAAGGCTTGGGCAACCAGTCTATGCACCTTAAAGGTCTTGCGTGTTAAGCCACCGTCGGGTGATAATGAAACTGTCAAATACCCGTTCTTATCGGGCGTCAATTTCCTCTCTTTAAACCTGTTAAATTTTGTCGAGTAAACCTTGCCGCAGTCAGAAACCAGATAATCTTCAAACCCACTTATTTCTGTAATATTCAAACCAATTCCCTCCATAAGTAATTTTATGTCTATACTTATAGAGTATACATGCTTGCCTGCTGATTGTCTATACCTTTAGAATTGTCAGGGGTCGCTCTTGTGTCGCCACAGAGTATCCTATCTAAAGTATAACTAGAGTTCCCAGCAATTAAAGGAGTTTTAAATGACCTTCAAGTTATTGATTATTAAGCCATTTGTTCCATCGCACGAATAGTGCCAGTGATCTCTTGTTGGGTTAGGCCGAACACGAGCGAAGCCTCTGCTATACCAAGAAATTGCTCACGCAACTGTTCATTGGTAAAACCCATTCTCTTACCGGCCAATGAATATCTGGCGAAGCCTTTAGAAACTTCCACAGCCCCCACGCCGAGTCTTTGAGATTGCTCAATCAGAAATCCCATAATCTCTTGAGCTTCCGAAGAACTACCAAAGGCTGTCTCAAGCATAATTGCAGCATCTTCGAACTGACCACCAATCTGCTTAATACCAGCACCAGCAGCAAATCCACTGTATGCCCCGGTTGCCCCTGCGATTGCCGAACGCATCTGGTTAAAGCTCATGCTAGTACGCTGTGCAGCCTGAGTCTGCCTCTGAAGAATCCCTGTCAATCTCTGAGACTGAGTATTGAATTGACTCACAGAAATACTACCGTCACGATAAGCCCTGTTGAGCCTCTCCTGAGCGTTTCTGATGCGTCCTAGAGATGCTGGCGTAATCTTCCCTCGCTGCATCCCCATGCCACCCATACGAGCCATCTTAGCCCTCTGAGCAGCAATCTTAGATTCCATCGCAAGTTGTTTCTTTTGAGAATTCTCAGCAATCTGTGAAGACCTCTTTTGCAACCTTGCTTCCCTTGCTTGGTTCTTGAGAATCTTCTCTTTCATTCGCCAGACTTTTGCTGACCTTTCAACTTCATCTGAGGATGCTTTAGCGGTCTTCTCAGTAGCCCTTTGTACCTGTTGAGATACTTTGGCTTGCTTTGCACTAAAGCCTAATTTAACATTACCTTTTGAAAGTCTTTTGATAGCACGTATGTTATCCTTGACTTCCATTAAATCCCTTTTGAACTTCCGTAGCGTCTTTATACTCTTTGGGTCAAACCTATATTGAACCTCTGAGTATATACCCGCCACTCTATCCGATTCAGCCATTAGCGACCTCCTCTCGGCATATTTTTCTTCTGAGCAGCTTCCATTTCTTTCGAATGCTCCTCTTCAATCGACTCTTTAATATCAAGAAACTCATTCACTTTTAAAGTGAACTCTAATGTACTATTAAGCAAATCTGTCAATGTCACAGAACTATGTTCAGCAAAGACGGGTCTGAACACAAGAAGTTCCATCTGCTCTAATGAAGTGTCTCTGTCGATTGCTTCATAGAGTTTCTTCATGCGTCTTGTTTGACGATCTACATTCCCGTCAGAAACCCTTGTAAACCGTCTTCGAATAAAGGGCCAACATTAACCTTAATCACCTCTGCACAAATCTTAAGAACGTGTGCAAAGTTCATCCCATAGACTTCCTCAAGACTTTTCAGTGTACACATCTGAGGAACACCGTTGTCATTCTCGACAACAACACCTTCGAGAAGCAATGGGATAGTTGTCTTTAGATCTGCTGCACCAAGACTTTTGACAACACCGTGGATAACAGCAGCAGCGTATTCACCTTCTGTAGCATCTTCGTCACCACTCATAGCAGCAGCATTAGCCAAAGGTTCTGCTACAAGAGGCATTACATATTTAGCATTGTTGATCTGCTTTTGCATATTCCACTCGGGGATATACACATTGCGACCTTTGACCTCAACCTTAGTGCCATTAGGAAGGGGGTTGTTGTTTTGTTCTGTCATTTAAGACTCCTTGTGAGGATTACACCTTAGGACATACAATAACTTTCTTTAGAGATAAAAAAGGAGAGCCGAAGCTCCCCTTAGTTATTCTTAGAGAGCGTTATTAGCCAGAGAGAACGCAAGGTTCTCTGCAAAGTTCTCAATGTATTGACCAGCGCGAACACTGTACAAGAAGAACGTATACTCACGAGTGCCAACTTCATCACCAAAAGAATGTGATGCGTCAGTCTTGAGCCAAGCATAACTTGAGCTAAACGCTTCAGCAGAAGAAGGATCACGTACTGCCACCCGAACAACCGGAGGATAGTCTTGGTGAGCCATTGCTTCAATCTGAGCAACGCTTGGGCTGTTATGCTGTAGAGAAATCGTTAGTGTACCTGTTGCATTTCGATTGATTGCACGAGATACGTCACCTTTGATGCCAATGGTTTCATTAGTGAAGTCTTCATTACGTTCTACAGTAATGGCATCACCGTCTTGGTAGCCCAGAATTGGTAGATCATCAATTGTGACGATTACCTGCTGAGGATCATATGTTCCAAGGAACAAGCCGCCTGTGGCCATCTAAATACTCCTTAATTAACTGAGGGTCAAATATCCGCGAACAGGTTGCATATAGTGCACAGCACCTGCCAACACCGCTTGGAATTCAACCTGATTGAGTTCACGATTAGCCTTGTCATTATCTGGAATATTCGCCAGACTAGGCATGATTACTGTTGGTGCTGGGTTAGCCGCCAAGAAACCTTCTGCAACCCTCAAGTTAAGTTGTTCGTAGATTACAGCCTCAATTACTGTAAGGCCAACAGCATCGTATGAAATTTTACTTCCGAGGTCTGAGCGGCGCTTAAGCAACCCAAACAGTGCTTCTTCCATCGTTCGTGTTCAAGGCGGGTCGTTACTCCGCCTCCGCAACATTACTTGCAGCTACACATCTCTATGCAGACCAGATCATATCACACTCGTCAGCATTACCTGTTACGAGTCCTCCCATTTCGGTTCACTTGAACCTACGCCACAAGGGCTGATCGTTGAAGATTATTGTATATATTGTCTTGAAATTTCTTTGCAATGCGTCTTGTTGGCTATTTCTCTGATATAGCGAACAGGATAGCCATCAAAACGCTGCGATATTTCTTTGTAAGGAACACCAGTGTTTATGAGTTCACAAATCTGAATAATAGACTCTCTGCTTAGTGCCGGTCGATTTTTACGCTTTATTTTATAATCCGATGATATGTGCAACCACGCACGTCCGTTCCGTATTTTAGAGACTAGGGCCGCAGAAACGCCAGTTTGGCCTTCCACAGCTTTGTTGTTCAGATCGGGATTTTCTAGCAACTGGCAAACTTTCACAATTGTAGATTCAGAATGCTTACTTGCTCCGTTATTCTCTCCTGTAGGTGTGAAATTACCACTCGCCAAAGCGTGATGGATATTTTCTTTCTGAGTACACCATTCAAGATTCTCAACCCGATTGTCGTCTCTAACAGAGTTGATATGATTAACGTATGGTTTGTTTTCTGGATTATCAATAAAGTTTTCTGCTACAAGTCTGTGACAAGATTTCCTAAACTCAACACCACCTTCGGCACATAGGGTTACAAACAAGTAACCGTATTTACTATACCAAGGATTAAGTTTTCTACGTTCTGTACCACAGTCGCTATAAACATCACCAGCACTAGACACGTAGTATCTAGGCGCGTATTCAATTTGCTTAAGTTCCAAGACAATTCCTCCATAAGTAATTTGTGTCTATACTTATAGAGTATACAATCTTTCCTGCTGATTGTCTATATTCTTGAGATTTTTAGGGGTCGCTGCTATGTCACCATGCAGTAGCCTACTCAAGACCTAACTAGAGTTCCCAGCAATTAGAGAGGTTTTCATAAACTCTTTCGAGATTATGCCGCTAGAGGAATATAACGGGCTTCGGTGAACAGAGCGCCACGAGTAACGTCAAAGAATCGACCAGAGACAACCTTGCCATCCAGACCAAAGCCAACGCCAGCGATCATAACGTACTGGAAACCGTTGTTGTCTTGAATGTAGTTTGCCTGAGTACGTGTCCATTTGTTTGTTGGGACACCCGGAAGAGTCTTACCGTGCAAAGTAGAGCTGCCCGGAACAAGACCAGCCATAGCGCCTACAATAGCACCTTCAGGATAAACAGTATCAGCATCAGCGTGAGGCCAAAGCAGAGTATTGTCATACTGAAGATCCTGAAACGTCTCCAGAAGATTTCCAGCAGTGCCATCAGGAATATCAGCAGAGGAAGAAGACGTAATATACATCTTGCGTTCTGCTTCGGCGTATTGCGCCAGAGCTTCCTGCTCAGCTTCTGTATGAGTATCTGCAAGAATGAAGAACCAATCTGTAGTTTCAGCTTCAATAGCTGCAAGAGCTTCAATGTAAGTCTCTGTACCAGTTACGTCCACGTTACCAATGATTGCTTCACGAGGCGGATTATCACCTCCGAAAATTAGAGCAACCATTTCATAAGCAGCATCACCATCTGTAAAACCAGCAGATGTCATATCGTCTACACCAGTAACCGTAAGAATACGATCAGGTGCAAATGGAGCATCTGCGGTTAGAATCAGTGGAGTGCTGAAGTTGCTTTGGGCAATGGGACGATCACCGAGCGTAATATTTACGTCAACAATGTCCTCAATAGTGAAAACACTAGCCATTAAGTTTCTCCTAAATTTGTGTTAGCTAACTTTAATATCTTAGGGGAGAGGATTCGGGTCAGATGCAGAAGGGAAGATCTCTTCAATGATATTTCCCTCGTGATCCGTAAGATCACCCTCAGTATTGATATGCTCAATAATACCATCTGAGTTAACCCCAGAGAGCGATTGAACAAAGTTGAATGCAATGGAGAACTGCGCCCGTTCTTCCATCTCTGTTCCGCTGATTGCTCTAGAAGCATTGCGGACTCCACTGGTGTTACTTACACCAATTCCATTGTCAACAAGAAGTTTCCTTAGATTGTTATCCTTGGTTGCAAAGGCAATCTTTTGTGCTTTGCTGAGTGCTCGTGAACCGTATGTGTATACGTTTGCAATTCCAACAAAGTTATTGTAAGTTACTTGCTCAAGTGTTTCGTCAACGATAGATGTCTGCCAACCAGTCTTAGTTGATACCGGAGTTATCTCATTCAACTTGAGAACAACATAAGGACCAGCAGGAGGGACAAAGTTGCTATCCATGAGATACACAGGATCTTCTAGAATCTGACCTGAGAACTTATTGAAGATTTTATAAACAGCAATCTCAAGATCATCTGTAGGATCATACACAATTGTCATCGCTCATTAACCTCCGCTGTATATGCTAGGTAATGAGATTGCAAAGAATATCCTTGCCACGCTTCAACTTTAATAACCTTGAACCATTCCCCCGGTAACACTTCAATCTCATCAGAGAATTGATCTGTACCCTCCTCAGCAGAATACACAGGAGTAGTTGTATACACCTTATAAACCTTACGATCTCTGTAGCCTTCTGGAAGAACTTCTAAGTGATGGCCTGTGACCGGCTGAGCGTTTGCTTGTTCGACTGTAAATTCAACGGTAGTCTCGGAGGGAAGATTAAATTCATCTAGCGTCTGACTTACTCTACGACCATTAAAGGTTCGCCTTGGTAGCAACTTGGGATTCCAAGAACCCATCTAAACCTCCTTAGTCGTATTTGATGTCAATTTGTTTCTGAAGCCAACCTGTCTCAAACATTGGTGAGTTAAATCCTTTGCTTGCTACAGTTGCCTCAGCATTTCGTGCGTATTGGAATTGAGCAAGAACCAATTGAGCACTTATGTAATTCTTCTGAATCTTTGCTGCTTCTCTGATCTCTTTGTGATACGTACTAGCACCCTTATGAATCTTTCGAACACCACGTTTCATACTTGCAGATGTCGGAAGCTCACCCTCGAAAGCACCATCAGTTACGAAGGGACGTTCGGGGATATTACTCTCAGGAGCACCAAAGTTGTTTATAGCAGCAATCTCGTAAGCCGTAGCACCACTTCTGGGGTGTTTACCGGAGTCATCGAAGTACCCTATAGCAGCCCCCTTGTCACCTTTAGAAATTTGTCTAATGAGGCTGTCAAGGATTCTGGTGTCACACTTAAGAGTCATCAGTAGAGTCCTTCAAATTCCTCAGGGATATACCGAGGCTCTTGCTCGTAAGTTCCATCAACCTCGGGATAAGGTCTTGCAGAATCAGGATCATTCTTAACACGACTCTTCTCATCCTTAGACACACCACCGAAGATATGAAGATCATACCCATAGGCAGCAGGCATCGGGGGATTGCTTTTGTAATAGTCGAGAAGATCGCTGATAGAATCGTAGGTGAGGTTGCTGTATACTTCTACTTCTACAGAACCTTCACGTTCCCTACGTCTTTCTGAGTTCTTAGCAGCAATACCCTTGAGAATATAGAGAGCATCAATTGTTGCTTTCCAGATTCGGTATTCTTCTGATTCTTCTGTATATTTGGCAAGAAGACCATCAATGACAACATCGGAAAGAATATAGGGTTCTTCGATGTCGCCAATGTTGAATCTCACCTTACCATTTTCTGTTGTAAAATCTGCTGGCATTATTTATTCTCCTAATTGCTTTCCAAAGAATACTCACCAGAATACTCTCAAGAAAGCTAGGGGAGCCGAAGCTCCCCCATTGGCCAATTCTTAGGTAGAAGTGGTCAGCTTGTAAAGTACACCGGGCTTGGTTGCGAAGAACAGCGGGGCTGTTTCCACTTGAAGCTCGTGATACTCATCTTTTGGATCGGTGTACTCAAATGCGAACATCTCAGCACCGAAGTTGTTAGCACCGCCCAATTTGTTGTTCGGGCCAACATAGCCACGGAACAGATCACGTACACGCGGGATAACGTGTGCTTCGTCATCAGCTACAGACTGCTCAGAAGTACCGTCAGGCAGCAAGAACACAGCCGGATAGGTAAAGAAGCGAACACCACGATAAACGAACACATCAGATACGCCCCAAGGCATATACTGAGAAATGTCACGCTGATACTGTGCGTTAGAAGCAGCGTTGAGGTATGCTTCACGAACCTTCGGATGGTCGATAAGTTTATCGAAGAAGGTTTCGCCACACATGATGTCGATGCCCTGAATAGTACCACCAGACTTCAGGTTAGCAGTAACACCACGCTTAACTTCAGCAATCTTGCTGTCGATGTTGGTAGCAGCAGTACCCAGATCAAAGTCTACGGTAGGCTGTGCTACACCAAACTCGGTAAACATATTGGCCAGAACAGTACCGTCAGGGGTAGAGGAAATACCCTTCAGTGCTTGAATCTGCATATACTCGTGAGTTTGGTCAACAGCACGACGCATATCTTCCAGCTTCTCCATACGAACATTCGCAAGAGTTTCAGGCTGGTCGGGAGTACCCGGCATACGCTGACCCTGAATGTCCTCAGGAGTGATGTAGTCGGTATGCTTGAAATATGCCAGCGGCAGACTGAAGGTTTCAACCTTACGATCTTTACCTACAGTAGTCTCACGGCTACCACGGGGAACCTGAGGCAGCAGAGTAGTTTCAGCTTCGTTCTTGTCGAAGATGATCGCAGTCTGAGTAGTCGGGCGAACGTTGAAGATGCCCTGATTCTTTACCCAACCGTACTGGTTCGGGATTTCATTGATTTCTTGAGTCCAATCAATAATGCGATTAAGATTGGATACATCGCGGGTAATAGCCATTGTAATCTATAACTCCTATTTGTTAGTTCAGCAGAAGCAGGATTAAACCTGCTCCATTACCTTGATACCGAGTGCTTCAACTGCTGCGTTAGCATCTGCTTGGGTATGATCACCAAGTACCAGAGCTTCATCAGCAACGCCAGCAGGACCACGATACAGAACAACTACGTCAGTATTAGTCGTAGCAGGAACAGAAACATCTTCAATAACGATTGCAGCCGGAGTCTCAGAACCGTCTACAGCAGCAGGATCAGAAATCTTCCAATCAGTACCATCGAAACCCAACAGAGTACCGATAGTGTATTCTTCAGCAGCCGCTTCATTAGCAACTACAACCTTGCGGCAGTAACCGATGTGAGTACCTTCTTCGTACTTCACCAGATTACCGAGCTTATTACCGCGCTCACCAAGTTTAGCCATTTGTAAAAACCTCCAGAGGATTAATTATTTTGCGTAACGCTTTTTAATTTGTTCACGAACAAGTGATTGATCACGAGCCTGTTCGTCTACTTCAAGCTGCTCACCACTGTCGCCAATTTCTTCATCAACAACAGCTTCAACAGCATTACGGGCAGACTCAAGAGCTTCCATTACTTCTTCAACGCCTTCCATCTTCTCGGCATTAGCGTTGTACAGGAAGGTAGCTACTTTCTCTTGTGCATCTGCACCCACAAAGGAATAGCCAGCGACCAATTCCTTGTATTCAGCTTTGGCAGCTTCAACACGCTCACTCTCAAGTTTCTCAAGTTGCTTCTTGAGTTCACCAGAAAGTTCTTCAGCTTTAGCAGAAGTCAGTGTATCAAACTGCTCTTTCGCTTCCGGGTTGGAAGCCAGCAATTCTTCAAGGGTCATATTAACCTCTTCGTTAGTTTCTTCTTTGGATTGCATAGAGGGAGATTCTGGGTTATCCTGAACACCCTCCTGATTGTTACCCTCCAGCAATTCACTAGAAGGGGATGGTTCCTCAAGGGAAACCTCGGGTTCTTCTTGGGACATATTCGGCTGCTTCTTCTTGCCGAAACCAAAGATAGGCATTGATTCTTTCTCCTGTTGTTTCTCTGATAGTTGGGCAAGGTATTCGATGAATTCAGCAGAAGTCATTACTCGATCAGCAAGACCTTTTACGGTTGCGTCTTCAGCCCTAAACATTTTTGCTTGGGTGTCTCTAATCTCACCTTCGGACATTGGCCTAAACTGTGCTACGTGTCGGATGAACTGTGTATAGAGAGCGTCAGTGTCTTTTTGAATCTCATCAATGAAATCCTGTCGAATCTTACCTTCAGCATCATAGGGGACTTTGGAATCACCAGAGTAAACAAAGATTGCTTCAGCACCCTCTTTGATCTTCATCGGAAGTTCGTTGTATAGACTTACGACAACACCAATCGACCCTATTTTTGAAAGGGGGTTCATAATAATTTCGTCCGAGACACTTGCCAATGCTAGTGCGGCTGAGGCGCAAATGCCGTCCACGTAGGTAACAATTCTGACACCGTTTGCATCAGCCATATCCCGCATAGCCATTGCGGCTTCGAAATTTCCATGTGCCATCCCGCCTGGGGAATCAATGTCAAGCACCACGGTATGAGCACCTTGCTCAATCATGTTCTCGAAATCAGCAGTGATCTGTTGGTAGCTGGCCAATCCACACATTGCGGACAACCAATTCCATTTGTATGTCAGACTACCTTCAATGGTCAGAAGGCCAATGCCGTTCTCAACAGTCGGCGGGGATTCTTTAGAGAACGCTCTAGCCTCTGCCTGAGATACGATTGCAAAATCTTCTTGAGCATTCCTAGAATTAATATACTCAAGAACACTCAGTAAGTTCTCTTGAGTAGTAAGCATAGGCGTTTGAGTGATAGACCCAAGGAGCCTATTTAGTGAATGTGCCATTTAACCTCCTTAGGCGTTTTCAGCATTATCAATTGAATCGTCTCCTGAGTCTCCATCGCTATCTCCAGTGCCGTTGGGCATTCCTTCGGATAACCCCGATCCAGACCTTGAGTCACCTGAGTCTTGCTCAGGCATTGGATCATCGTAATCAGCTTCTGGAAGATTTGCAGCTTTACGGATAGCAGCATCTAGCTTCTTATCTTTGAAAATCAAGCCCGTGGCGGCAACCCTTTGTAGATACTTAGAAAGAACATCCAAGTCACGATCTTCAATATCACCAAAGGTAATCTTGGGCATTTCCTCAGCAGAAAACTTCCAACCATTCATGGCTAGAGTCTGGGGAACAAGATCGCGGTTGATTACATCGGAGATTGTCTTTAGATAACCCTCTAGGGCAAGGGCAAGGATGTTGTTCTTGGAATCGCTGAGAGCGTAGGAGCCTGCTGAGTCCTGACCTATTTTTAGGACATCTGCCAGAAATACGGTCAACATCTCGTTCTGCTTTCTTCGAATAACAGTGTCAGTCGAAAATTGTTTTCCTGAACCTTGGACCCCAGTTAATTCAAAGTTGAACAGGTCTTTACCTGACTCAGAATAAGCAATGGGCGTTATTACGAAAGATTGAGATCCTGCGGAAAGATTAGCAGCATCTTTTTTCATCTGCTCAATATTACGTGCTTCAGGACCAGCCGGATTCAAAGCAGCTTTTGCAAGATACTCTGCGTCTACGCCTATATTAACAATCCCAGCCAAGTCTTTTGTAAGACCTACAAGCTCAAGTTCGTTTGCGAGAGTCTTTTCCTTCCATGGCAAATAACATCCACGAAGACCAGCAGTACCCTCGGGGTTACTACTCCTTGGATGATGCTTGAAATGAAGGAACTTCTTGCGGGGGATCTTGACTTCGCCTTCTGGAGCCGAAACACCAAGGCGGGAGGGGTTTTGCTTGACATATTGCACAAGACCGTCTTTGGAAATACCCCAGCCTGTCAGAGTATCTTGAGGTCTGCTTGGAAGATGCTTCCACTTAATCTTTCCAGCCCATTCACCTGATGTCACTCGGGTGTAGACTTTCTCGTTAATCTGAAAACCGTAGAAGATGTAATCAACAACTTGACTTATGAACTCTCGCCAAGTCTGATCCACCATATTGCTCATGCAGTACCCGAGGAATTCTGCTGCTTCCTTAACTTCTTCAGAAGCGTCCTCTGGATATGATGCAGCCCATTCTGCTTTGGTAATCATCAGTTTGATGAAGTTTGTCACAGAAGCAATGGTAGGATCGAGCATCATCTTGCGGTAGGTTTCACCAGCGTAAGGATATCTAAGCTCCACCTTTGCATCTTCAAAGATGTAGCCTGAGACTTCCTTCAGACCAGTGTAACCTACTTGGGATAGGTTCATGCGACTGGTTGCGGATTCTTCGCTGGCGACACCTGTTGGCTTTACAACGATGTCGTCATCACTCATATAATTTTAATATCCTCTTGGTGTATTTGGTGAAAATACAAAAAGACAACCAGAGGCTATCCTTTGGAATTCTGCTAAGGGGGCTAAAGAACGCTATGTTATAATGTTCTATTTCCTCTCCCCTTACACTTACATTATGGGGGATAACCTCTTGGTTGTCAATACTTATTAGTAGCAAACTACACATTTGTTTGAGATTCTGGTATAATTGTTGTTATTCGTAGTAATCTACGGAATCCTTGTGTGTTTTGAAAGCTGTGGGACTGTTACTGGAAAATTCGCCTAAGGAGAATTGGGGGATTACTTTTTCTCGGCTTAGGCTGTTGAATGCTGATGCTGTTGCATCTACCCACATTGATGTTCAGGAGAGTTCGCTACGCTCTCCCCGCACTCTAAGTGCTGCTGCATATCTCTATGCAGATCAGACCATATCTTAGGAGTCTTTCAAGACTCCTCTCCTAGTTTCGGCTTGCTTAAGCCTACTCTACTAACTACACTTTCGTGTGCTTTCGATGGTCGTTGAAACTTAGTGTAAATATATTTTGGAAATATGTTTATAACGTCTACCGATTTTTATAGACGTAACAAAACCTGCATTAACTTGCAGCTTCTTGCAAATGTCTTTATTACGAACACCTTGATTGAGAAGTTTACAGACTTCTATTGCAACATCGTCAGAAGTTTTCTTAGCAATCTTACGCGGCTTTGGGATGTCGTAGTCCTGACTTATGTGTGCCCAATCCCTACGTTCCACAATAGAGCTGACTATGTTGTATTTGACACCAACACAATCGGCAATCTCTTGTCTACTCTGCTTACCTTCTTGCAAAAGCTCACAAATAGTTCGAACATCACCCTCTGATATTTTAGAGAAATGGTTGTTGACACCCCGGCGACCATCGCACAAGCCAATATCCCATGCGTGGCGGTTGTTTTCTTTATATGTCATCCACTCAAGGTTCTCAACACGGTTGTCAGTTTTAATACCATTTTTGTGGTTTACGGTAGGTAAATCTTCCGGGTTTTCGATAAAGGCTTCTGCTACAAGCCTGTGCACCATAAAACCTTGGTAATCCCGCAACCCTCTAGACAGTCGAATGCTGTAGTAACCGCTCTTATGAAGTTGTAAGGTCATTTTCTTCATGGTCCCGTGCCATGTAGAAAACACATCGCCGTTTTTACTCACATAATAGTTTTCAAAACCTCTTACTTTTTTAATTTCCAAAATAATTCCTCCGTAAATAAATTTATATCTCTACTTACAGAGTCTACACTATTGTCTGCTGATTGTCCATACCTTTGAGGTTTTCAGGGTTCGTTGCTACGTTACCGTGCAATATCCTACTCAAAGTCTGACTGGAGTTTCCAGCAATTAAAGGAGTTTATAGACGACTGGGTTTGCTGTGGTAACAAAGTTGTTAATCGTCTTTTCTTGAAGCATTCGAACGTTCCCCTGTAAATGACTCAAGCTCATCCAAATAAGCCTTGAGATTATCAGAATCCCATTCCTTCTCAACCAAATATACTTGACCGTTCTGAGCCGCTGTTGCAAATGGCTCAAACTTCAGTACCTTCGGTTTTGTCGGGGCCATAGGGTCACGCTTTACTACAAAGCCTTCTTCCAGAAATGTTTTAGTTGAGTGTCGGAACTCAGATTTTCCAGAAGATCCCGGATCTATCGGAAACACAATGTAGCAATCCCTACCATCATGCTCTGCTTGATTCAGAATCATCATATCCCGTTCACCAGACTGCTTGCGGAACCTTGTGCCCTCACACAAATAGTAATTCCCGTGCTTATCCTTGTACATCTTAACAGATGCAGTGTAGTCAGGATGTCGGAGGGAAGGGTTCGGTTCCTCAGATGCTTTATCCCATGCGCGGACTGCTTTACAATTTGGAGGGACAGAGTTTATCCTGTGTAACCAAGTGCGATCAAAGTACATCGCATTGTTGTCGCTCACGAACCAACAACCTTCCAGAAGCTGCCTGCGTTTTACATCAGGCAAAGACTTAAGGATATCTGCATATCCCGGCTCAAGTTTTAACAACTCTTGGTTATCAGAGAGCACCGACGGGACATACGTATAGCTCTGTGGTGTCTGATCTGGGAACTTTTCTTGCAGAGCATCAAAATCCCAATCCGTATAGATATCCCCGCCTTGCATAATGAACCATGCGCGTTTACCTGAGTAATCCCTGATAGGATAACCATCTTCGTCAAGATATCTTCGGATAAACTCAAGAACAAAGTGTCCGCTGTCTGGGTTCATTGTACAGCGCATTGCAGATGGGAACTTAGCTTTAGAACGCAGACGCGAACGAAGTACGGTAAACTGCACTTCGGAGAAATGCTGGAACTCGTCCATATACACCCGAGAAAGCTCCGTACCGTACCACTGGTTAGCATCACGGTCATTCTGAAGGTAACTGAAACGTGTCTTGGCACCCGAGGGCCAGATTATTGTTTTGTCTTTATCTCGGATTTTGACACCGGGAAGAAGTTTACCTTTCTTTGGGCCGCTCTGATATTTCAAGAACGGTTCATACATCTTCAGGGCCTCGGGCCAGAGTCCAGATTCTATCTGGGTCGTGGTTTCCCTGAAGAACACTGAGAAATAATTTGGGTCATGTATGTACTTGAGATTATCTGCAAGTATGGCCCAACTCTTGCCACCACCCGTGGCTGTTATGTGACTCGTGAGGTCACTCTCGGGTTTCCCCGAGTATCGGACTATATCTTAACGTGTAAACACGTTCCTGCCGTTTCGGCTGCACTTGCAGCCTACCCTACTATCTTACGCAGTTCTGCGCGACCTCGGTAGTCTCTTGGCCTTATCGTAATCATATTGTTCGGTGATATGGTTCCATGAGCGCCGATTCTTCAGATCAGACACTGTGTGGTAACCAAGTCCCGTCTCATCAGAGATGTCTTGAAGTGATAAATCACCCCGAGCAATCATCTGACAAGCCTTGTGAACCATTTGTTCCTCGTAGATGGAAGTGCCTACTGCCTCGCCTTTGAGTTGCAGACCTGTTTCAACTGCGTGATCTACATTCTGGCGGTGTGTAACCCACTCAAGATTTTCCACAGAATTATCTGCTTTATTACCGTTTTTGTGGTTAACGCAGTTGGCCTCTGGGTCATCGTTTGATATAAAGGCTAACGCTACAAGACGATGAACAAAGAACTTTTTACCTTTACCGTTCTTGTAAAGCTGTACCCTATGGTAACCGGAACCCCTTTTGACAGTGGGGCTAGATTCGGTAATATACTCAGTTACAGGCTTCCCCGTAATGTTGCTCCAAACAACACCATCCGAAGATACTGAATAGTTTGGGTAACCGTATATCGGCTTAATGTCTGGCATTTCTGTTTCTCCTTAGATAAATCTTAGAGTTTATATTGATTACGATATTCGCTCAGGATTGCCCTAGTTGATAAATCAACCGTAGGTTTCCCCGATTAGACAGGTGTTTTTAAGGTGGAACCAGTGTTACTTAGCACCACCGCCGTAGAAAACATAAGTTTCATCGGCTTTAAGGAAATCTGTTTGTGGTCCCGGTTGCGGCTTCAGTACGTGTCTCTCGTTACTCAAACAACACCTCCCGTATTACTATCATTCACTCCATTTAAACAAAGGCTGTACATTAGAACCATCTTCAGAATCCCCCCCGTCATTCTCAAAACTCCCTTCAAAATCCTCAACAGTCTTCTCAGACTTCTGTTGCAATTCTTTGAAGAACGCGATGATATCATTAGCAGCAGCCCGACGAGATGCAGGAGGAGCAGAAGAATCCTTCATAACGCTTCGGACAACATTATATGCTTCCAAGACATCCTCAGAAACCTCATGCTCAAGTTCTGCCCATGTTCTCAGGTGTTTTCTCGCTGAGACGATCTCTTTAGTCATCCCCGGCTTTCTTCCGCCGACACCTTTAGTTTTCTTAGTAGCCATAAATTTCTCCAGCTATAGTTGTGTTAAATTAGTGTTTCAAAAGAAATTCATAGAATCTCCTGTACGTACTTAAGTATGAACATAAAATTATCTCTTGTCAAGCAAATGATATTCTGGTACAATTCACAGATTTCAATATGTACGGAAGTCTTCTTTGAATTCACCATTGATTTTACTATTGGAGATAAAGTTCTGACCACCTAAGCCGTGTATTGATCCTGCCTCAGTTTTTATTTCACAATTCTCAAAGTAACATCTTTGAAACGGGACTGAGTTCATTCTGATAAAAACTGTAGTGTTCACGATAGCACAATCGGAATACAATACACCCTCCGATTCAAACGTATCTATGAAACCGTAGGTGTCTCCACCATCTATCCTTATATCTTTAATGATCGCCTTATTCATAATACCCCTTTAGCTAGTAGTTCGAACAGTCATGCGGATAACTAACATCGCCATCTTCAGCTTCCTGATGGACATACCGATGATCATTCAAGTAATTGTATTGATACCATGCTGCTGATCGACAGGTTGAGCAGAGATCCTCAAGTTCGCTTGAGTTTTTCTTGCGATGAATGGTGAGTAGCTGCACATCGCAACACTTACAACGGACGCTCATGTACTCTCCTGTTTCTGCCGAAGATAATCATACATCCCAGAGCGCACATAGGTTTGCACAAGGGCTGCATCAAATGTTTCTTGATCGTACATTTGGTAAAAATCTTGAGAAGGATCTGTTGGCTTCCTAAAAGCAATTTCTTCCTTGTCTAGATCTACCCGAATAATTCCAAAGTCGTTCTTAAAAAACCATCTGTGGTTTAGGTGTTTTTCAAAGCCATTAATCTGTAGAATTTCTTCTGGTGTTTTTCTGTTACTCATATACCCTCCATTGTTTACTTACGTCTGTTCAAAAACAATCTCTTTGAGCTTGCTCTGAAGCCCTAGAGCTTCTATTGAATTTAACCCATGCAACCCCTCGGACAATACCACAGATCCGTCTCCAACGATCACACACAAGCTCTTAGGGACAAACTCAAGTGTACTGTCACCAACTGTGACATCCAAATGTTCTACACCAGAATCTTTCATCTGCCTAAGCATACTGTGGTATTTCTCAAGCAACATCAGCATTGTGTCGATTGATGTGTTCTGTGGGGATTGTTGGGATTGCTTTCGTTTAGAATTGAGATCTATGATTTCAGTCATACGTTTCTCCTGTATATACTCAAGAATCTCTTTAGAATACTCTAGTAAGTAATAGTATTGAATAGTAAAGAATATAATAAAGAGAATCTTAAGATAGTTCTTTAGAATACTTAAGTAATTCATTATAACTCCATAGTTACTATCTTTGACGATTTTCAGCTTATTGTCAATAGCAAACTAAAGAAATTCTCAGAAAACCTTAGGTGTTGACGGTTATCAGAAATTCCGTTAGACTCAAACAATAGAAAACAAAGGAACGCAGGGATACACACAGATCACACAAGAATGATCTAAAGAATTCCCTAGAACATTCTTAGAAAGAACTTAGGTAAGGAAGGAATGGTAATCACATTACCTTCCCTCTTAAGGATAATCTAAGGATACCTTAAGAACACCTCAGTAACCTCTTGACAAGGGAAGGTGGAAATGAGAACCTTCCAAACTCAAGAATCATCTGAGGATACTCTTAAGAGTAACTATAGATACGTTAAAGTATTCATAAGCGAAAGCATAGTTTCGTGTGCCAGAGCGAAGCAGCCTAAAGAATTCTGTTGACAAGATGTGTTGTGTGCTGATATGCTACGCATCAGATTGAACACAAGAACGAACTAAGGAGATATTCTATGCAAGACGTAGAAAACACCGGAGAATTACTTGATAGATCAAAAGAAGGTGTGATTAAAGCATTTTTTGACTATGATGCTGATACAGGAGCAATCTGCTGGAAATCTTGGATTGACCCGAGGTGGAACAAGTATAAAGGCAGATATCGAAATTTTCTTCGGGAGCGTGCAGGGAAAATTGTGAAATTCGGCAGACAAGGGCATGGGTACTTGGTAGTAGGTGCTGGTGGAATAAAGGGAATAACTGCACATCAAATTGTTTGGGTGTTGACTTATGGTAATATGCCAGAACATCATATTGACCACATTGACGGAAACCCTGAAAATAACAAAATTGAGAATCTAAGGGATGTACCTCAAAAAATCAATGTCAGGAACCAAAGAATTAGAAAGGACAACACATCCGGTGTTACGGGCGTATGTTGGTGCAAAAAACTGGAAAAGTGGAAGGCTCAGATTAGTGTTGATGGTAGTCGCAAAGGTCTTGGTTATTACAACACTATAGAGGAGGCCGCTAAAGCCCGTGAAGAGTTTTTCGCCAAAAATCCACAACTAGGTTACACAAAACGCCATGGAAAACCAAGCATAAGCACCAAAGACAAACAAAAGGAGAACACATGAAACAACCAACAGTCCCAAGTTTTTACATTGAAACAGAATTTGATCTCTGGAGAGCAGGTGCCAGCAACAACATCTCAGGAGCCTTCAGTGAACACGCAAAGAAACACGGAAGGTGTGAACTGAAGCATTTTGAGAATGTTCATGAGTATTCTATGTATCGCTACTTCAATGATCTTGATAATATTGGTGGTGATGTGGTGGAGATGCTTGGGATAGATTTACAATAGCAACACAAGCGCACACAGAAGCCTACAAGAGCGTTTCGTGAGCTACCCTAAGCAACCCCAGCGGGGTATGTTGGAATAGCCTTAGAGACGCCTGTGCGAGACGAGAGAGTATAGGAGGAATTGTTATGTGGCAGTTTTGGAAAAGTAAGCACGAAAAACAGATTGAGGAGGACATTGAAGAATGCGGGAAGGCTATTGATGCTGCAACAGAGCAAGCAGAAGAAAAAGCCAAAGATATTTCAGAGCCTGTTCTGATGATTGTAAAGGCATTACAGGAACGTCCCAAGAGCTTTTACATTAGATCTAAAGAGTTTGGTTTGGGGTTTTACAGTTATGAGGCTGTGGACAGGAAAACAAAAGCTGTATTCAGGCTTACAAGAGATACATTTGGTGAATTCGTCGATGCACCCTTTGCACTATCAGAAGCCGAGAACAAACTTTTGATTTTTGAAGGAAGAAAATGGCTGTACATGAAGAAGGCTCGTGTGCAAGAACGCAAGAGGAAGCGTTGGTCTAAAATCTATAGCGAACTGGAGAACACAAATGGACAAACAGAATAACTTAGACACAGACTTTGGAAGCACTCTGGACTTCTTTGGTGCTATCAATTGCGTGTATGTCGTTTACGCTGATAACGTAGAGATGTATCGCTCAAGAGTCTTCTCAGAAGCTCTCAGAGAGTTTCGCAAGTGGACCTTGCAACTTAACGCAGCTTTGCCTAGTATGGGCACTGTTGTGGAAATCAAAGTTTTACTTTAGGGGGACTTAGATATGAACTTACTAAACACAGAAATCATGTGCCTTCTGGCGATTATCTTCGTAGTGCTTGCGATTCCTTTGACGGGAATTCTGGCAATGCTTTACGGGGCTGTTGCTATCTTGTGTATCGTTGTTGTGCTGATTAATCATATCAACGATGATATTGACGATGAATTCTAGAGAATGCTTGTGAAAGCGTTGACATCTCTGAGGATTAGACTTAGAATGTATAAGTATGGACACTAGAAGAGGTAACTTATGAAATTAAAAAGAGAAGATCACGAGTGGGAACCTTGTATTAACATGGGGCCAGAACCAACAATAGATCTTGATATAGAAGACTCTATAGGTTATATGGCGTTAGTAGAACTCACAAGAGAAGATCTTGAGAATATGTTGAGTGCTTTGGATGACTTGGAGGCAAGCTGATGTTTATGCTAAAGAAAACACACGAGAAAGAAGTCAACGAACTTATATGCATTAACCTATTCACAAGTCAATCCGCCGAACGATTACAGAAAGAACACTGGAGAACAGTTCGAGAATTAGCTAAAGCCAATGAAAAGATTGCTGAGTTCGAGAAGCAGCAGTATAGAGATGGTTTGTCACGGAAGATTCTCTATAAGGGCGAAAGAAGTAAACTAGAGTACCAACTGGAGAATCCAGAATGACCCCAGAAAGCGTAATAGTAACAACAGATTCTCAGCGATATACCCTAGATTGCATTGAGCAGCTTTGTGTTGACGATGAGCATAAGTATATTCAAAGGTTTGATTATGAGAGTCGTCAGATGGTTGCTGAGGAAGTGCAGGGGGTGATCTTGAGTGTGGTTGTGGTTTAAACTAAAGTTTAACATTGGTATTTAAAGGAGACGATGGTGTGTTTAAGAAATTCAACAGTCTTGAGAATGCTTACAGAGAGAAGTTTGTAAACGATTGCAGAGAACTTGGAGCAAGTGAGTGGGTAGCTCTTGAGAAGATCCACGGAGCGAACTTTGGTTTTATTGTAGAGGGTGGTGAGGTCACACCATTCAAACGCTCAAGCACAATCGGAGCAAACCCCGAAACAGGTTCTTACGAATTCTACGGGTGTAATCCTGTAGTGGACATTTATAAGAATCTAGTGAAGAACATCGAGCTTGTGTTTGATCAACCTGTACAAATCTATGGTGAGTTGTATGGCGAAGGTGTCCAGAAAGAAATTCAGTACGGACCAAAGGATTTTATTGCTTTCGACATTTACCTGATGGATGACGAAGTGTTTGTTGATTGGGATGTTGTTGTGAAAGTTTGTGCAGACTACAGTATTCCAACTGCACCGGAAATTGGCCGTGACACTCTTGAGCAGCTTCTTAAGGTTTCTCCTGAGTTTGATTCTATTGTATCTAAACGTAATGGGTACGACAGCAAAGCAGAAGGTTTGGTGATTAAGCAGTTGCAAGATGAAGCATTTCTTCGGACAGGCTCCCGTGCTATCATCAAGAACAAGTCCAAGAGCTTTTCTGAGAAGAAACAGAAAGCACCGAAAAAGCCGTTTAAGATGCCCGAAGAAGTCAAAGGAATCTTTGAAGACTTTCTACAGTATCTCAACAAGAATCGTTTTAATAACGTCATCAGCGAGATCGGGGAAGTTTCTCAGAAAGACTTTGGTAAACTCCAAGGGTTGCTTGTGAAAGATGCCAAAGAAGAATTTGAGCGTGATGAATATGAGATTTCTTCGGATGATTGGAAGCTGATTGCTAAGAGTGTTAATAAGGAAGCCGCTGGTGTTGTGCGTGAGGATTGGTTGAATATTCTGGATAATAATTATTGATAAGCGGAGGTGTGCTAGTGATTGATGATAGAGGTGGTAGAAAGTCTAAACCTGTTGCTTGGGTTTCTGTGGTAGATATGGAAGCTCTCGGGTTCGAATTTGTTTTCCAAGAGCTAGAAAAGACCAAAGATAGCGGGGAGGTTGTCACTGCGGTCAAAATCTTAAGTGTGAAAAAAGATGGCAAGCCTTTTCCTAAGAACTATACAGCAGAATTTCTTCACGTTCTTGGGCTTGACACACTAGGCGAAGGTAAGCGTTGGTGGGTGTGTCCGAAGAAGAGACACCGGTGTCTATCTCAAAAAGAGCCAGTGTATGATTACCGGATAATGTCATACGAAAGATCCGACAAATCTTATCTTCAAAGCGGTAGAGCCTCACTTGACATTCAACTTTGGACCTCTAACGTTTCTGATATGCAAGACCAAGCAGACAAACTTTCAAATGGTGGAGATGATTAATGACGAGGTACACCGAAGAATATAAACAAAACGCATTTGACCTTCTGGAAGAGGGACTCTCACAAAGAGCCGTTGCAGCTATTCTTGATATGCCAAGGAGCACATTGTCTGAATGGTGCCTTGATCGCAAGCGTGAGTTCATTGCTGAGCAAAACAAACTTGGTTGGAACCAAGATGAACACCGTTATACAAAAGTACACCGCAATGTGTGTAATGATCGTGTGTTAATTATTTCAGACATGCACATCCCGTACCACCACAAGGACACGTTGGCGTTTTTGCAATATCTAAAAGAGAAGTATAAACCCACTCGTGTGATTTGCATGGGGGATGAGCTTGACAAACACGCACTAAGCTATCACGATTCTGACCCAGATCTTCCTTCTGCGGGTGATGAACTTCGAAAGAGCATTCCAGTGATTCAGGAAGTCAAGAAAATGTTTCCTGTTATGGATATTCTTGAGAGCAATCACGGTAGTCTTGTGTGGCGTAAAGCAAAGACGCACGGTGTACCAAGGCATTATCTAAAAAGTTACAATGAAGTGCTTGGTGTTGATGATAACTGGCAATGGCATTTTGATTTGACTATTGAATTACCCACAGGTAATAAGTGTTACTTCCATCATGGCAAGAGTGCTGATGTTACAAAGCTCAGTCAGCAAATGGGTATGTGCGCTGTCCAAGGTCACTTCCACGAGAGGTTCAAGATTGACTATTGGGGCAATCCAAACGGGTTATTCTGGGGCTTCCAAGTTGGTTGTTTGATTGACGACTCTAGCTATGCCTTTAGCTATAACAATGTCAATATTAAACGTCCCATTATTGGAACGGGCTTGATTATTGATGGTATGCCTGTTCTTGAACCGATGGTGTTAGATTCACAAGGAGATTGGGCGGGTGGATATTGAGAATAACTCAGATTACTTACGTGTGTTGCCTGAAGATATGCAAAATCCTGACAGGGAACCAAGAACAATTACGTGTAAATGTCTGATATGTAACAGCACCAAAGACGTTTTTCAAAATCATTTGAGAAGTGGAGCAGTGCAGTCTTGCGGTTGTATCTCTAAGTATAAACCAACGAAGGATTATACTGGTAAGATTATAAACGGGGCTATTGCTCTTGGGTATGTGGGATCTGGCGAGTACAAATTTATACACACGGAGTGCGGTCACAGCGGCATCTATCCCCCGAACCAAATAAGAGGCAGGAAATCTTCTAGTAAATGCAGAGACTGTTGGATTAAAACAAAAGTTCCGTGGAACAAGAGACACGGAAAGTCTTGTGGTGGTGACAGAACCTATTCCAGTTGGTTGAACATGCGCCGCAGGTGTTACGAGCCAAACAACAATAGGTATTATTTATACGGCGCAAGAGGAATCGGAGTCTGTGAAAGATGGAGAGAATCGTTTGATACTTTTCTGTCCGATATGGGCGAGTGCCCAAATGATTGTAGTTTAGACCGCGTAGATGTGAATAAAGACTACTCTCCGGAGAACTGTAAGTGGTCTAACGGCATAGAGCAAAGTCTTAATAAAAGAGTCACTTGGAAAATTAAGATTTCTGGTGAATGGATGTCACTGAGAAGTGCTTCTGAGCGCGTTGGGATTGGTTACAAACACGCACACTACCGTATAAAAACGCTAGGTGAAGACATCAGATCTGTTCTTGGAGACTGCGTAGAAGACTACATCATCCCGAACGAAAATTACGAATCAATTATAAGGGAGCTTTAATGGATAACTTTGAAAACCCACTGTCCGACACGTTGGACATTTTCTATTCATGGGGCATTCCCCGAGGTAAGCAAACAAAGAAAGCACAAAAGAATTCAATCAAATTTATCAAAGAAGAACTCAAGGAGTTACAAGAAGCTGTAGATACAAATGATCGTGTAGCCATGCTAGACGCTTGTGCGGATATTCTCATCATTACGCTAGATTTCGCATATCGCAACGATCTTCCGATTGAAGATGGGCTTGCTCTAGTGAACGCGAGTAACAGCACAAAAACTCTTATAGGTGATGAACTAGAGAACTGTCAAGATTCACTTGATGCTCTTGCACAAAAAGGTTACGAAGGTTTGCGTGTAGTTCGTGCTGATTACACAGGTTTTGAAGATGCCGTACCTACTGGTTCTATCATCGACAAAGATAGCAAGGTGAGGAAGCCCTTGAAATTCGTGGAGCCATTTTTAGAGCTTCTATTTGAACAATCTGGAGAACCCAATGAATAACTCAAAAACATTCCTCCTGTCATCCCTAGCACTAATCATCGGAGCAATTCTGTTGATTATCATCGGAGGATCTGTAGCATTCACTCTAGCGTGTCTTGCATTCATTGGCTCTGGTGTGTTATATTCTAAATTCCAGTATGCTTTGGATTTCGAGGACTTCGAGAGAAAAGTGATGTCAGGACAGATTGACACCGAAGAAGCTGGAGATATGCCAGAAGCAATCATTGATCTTGAAGAACTTTCTGAGAGTGACAAAGAAGTTGTTCAGAGGTTATTTGGGATTGACTTTGCGACTGGTGAAGATTACACTGAAATTTCTGAAATTAAACGGGAGGAGACTAAAGAATGACCGAGAACGCTATTAACACAAAAGAACTCAAGAAGTACGCACAGGAATGGAGCGACTCACAATTGGAGAAGGAATCTCAGGCAGATCTTCAGAAAAGCATTGTAGAGACAGCAGCAGAGAAACTCGATATGGATAAAGCGGAGTTTCGTCAGTATGCTGATCTATTCTATAAGAAGAATTACAAACCTGATGCCTTCTCTAAAGTTGAAGGTATGGCTGAGAAGGTTGATGTGATTAAGGGTTTGTGATATGAAAGATATTCTGGGGTTGCTGGTTGGATATTCGCCAGCAATCATTCTGACAACAGGTGCCGTTTTATTGGCAATGAATTCCCTCGGTGGTTGGGGTTGGTTTTTGTTAGTAGCTGCGCTGATCTGCCCAACACGTTTTAAGATTAATTAGGAGCATACATGAGCCTTACAAAAGAAGAATTCCAGCGACTAGACTTCGCTGTACGAGAGATTGAAGATATTCTTGGGAATGTCAGTATGCTTTCTTGTGTGAGCCTTCTAGCAGGACTGAAGCAAGACTCTAGTGTTGCCAATGTGATCATTGAAAGTTTGCAGAAGATTGAACAGGAGATTGATAGCGACGATGACTGATGTTAAATTTGCACCTATGGAAGTATCCTATGTCGGTCACATGGGTGGTGACGTAAATGTGATCAATGCTGCACGAGTAGTTTATAACGCTAACAAGACTAAGGGTAAGAAGTGACGAAAACACAGCAGAGGATACTAGAGGCTGTTGAGCGGGGATATCGAGTAACTGAAGAAGGTGTTCTGTTTGGGCCAAAAGGCGTGATTAATGTAAGATTGTCGGGTAAACAACGGTATCCAACATTTAGTACAAACTGGGGCTACGTCTTTGGGATACCAGTGCATAGATTCGCTGCCTACTGTTTCTACGGAGAAGATGCTTTTAATCCCTCACTTGTGGTTAGGCATCTAGATGCAAATACGTTAAATTTCTCAAAAGAAAATATTATCCTCGGCACACACTCTGAAAATAATTTGGATAAGCCGGGAGATAGCAGGGTAGAGTCGGCCAAAGCCGCAAGGAAGAGTCAGGGGTACACCCCAGTGAACGCCAAGTTAGATAAAGAACAAGTGGATGTGGTGAGGGAATTCTACAAAAAGCTAGATGGTAAGAAAGCTCCAAATGGAGCAGTCAAAGAGCTTTGCGATAGACTAGGTGTCACGCGGACAGTTTTAATCAAAATTAAAAATGGAGAATATTATGCTAAAACCTAAGTTTGTTGGAATGCAAGTGCAATACTTAGACCACATGGGATCAGATGTAAACGTAGTAAATGCCGCGAGGTGCTCCTTCGCTAAAGAAGTCTCAGAGTTTGATCCAAAGAAAGACACCGGTTTGATCAACTATCTGTGCAAGCATAACCACTGGAGTCCGCTGGCACACACCAGCGTAAGCATTCGTGTAAAAGCACCAATATTTATGGCAAGGCAGTTCGTGAAACATCAGGTTGGTCTTGTGTGGAACGAAGAGAGTCGGCGCTACATTGATGATACTCCTGAGTTCTACTTACCTGAAGTTTGGAGGAGTCGCCCGCAGAATGTTAAACAAGGGAGCGGGGATGCCTCAGTAGAATATCTGCGGTGGAACGATGCTGCTGGAGATCAAGACCCAAGAAATTGCACTGAAAATGTTGTAGACGCCTGCTTGTACTTGTACAACAATATGTTGGAGTCCGGTATTGCACCAGAACAAGCACGTATGGTTCTTCCACAGAATACTATGACAAATTGGATTTGGACAGGGAGCATCATGGCGTTTGCTCGTGTGTGTAAACTGCGTCTCGACAGCCATGCTCAGGTTGAAGCTCAGGAACTTGCACAGATGATTGAGGACACTGTAGCACCACTTTATCCTGTATCTTGGAAAGCTCTGATGAAGCATTTGAAAGTCTAAAGCATATATAGGCAAATACGATTGGATTACTTCAGCGGTTTCCTGCTATCATTATGGGCACTGCTGGGGTTTCTTTTGGAGGCTCTGGTGGGATTAACAAACTAACTTGGAGGATTTGAGTGATAAAATACATTAAGAAGCGGGACGGTAGTACTGAGGAGTTTCAACCCGCTAAAGTAAACAAATGGGGTGAGTGGGCAAGTAAGACTTTAGGTCGCTACGTAGACTGGAGTAGCGTTGTAATCCACACAGTAAGCACTTGCCCCGAAACCTGCCCCTCAGAACTTTTACAGGAGCGTCTTATCAAGACTTGTTTGGATAACAATAGTTGGTCTTATAACAGAATGGCAGGTAGACTTTATGCTGCGCTTTTGAACAAGAAGCTGTACAACGGTACACCACCAACTATTAAAGAACTGCATGAGAAACTCCAAAGCAAGGGTCTGATGAAAACTCTCAACTACTCTGAGGAAGAATACGAGCAAGTTGATAAGTTCATTGACCACAAGAGAGATTTTAAAGCTGCTCATTTTGAGCTTGAACAGGTTCGGAAGAAATACTCGCTACGCAACCGTGTCACCGGTGAAGAATACGAGTCACAGCAGTTTGTATACATGAGAATGGCAATGGCTCTTGCCGAAGATCAGGCGAAAGAACGTAAGTTAGATGATGTAAAAGCATGGTATGATAATTTCTCGTGTAAACGTATCAATGCGCCGACACCTAACTACATCAACCTCGGTACGCCTTTCAATGGGCTTGCGAGTTGCTGTATTTATAAATCTGGTGATTCTGCTACGTCCTTGGCAGTAGGTGATCATATTGCGTACACAATGACGTACATGAGCGCAGGTATTGGATCGTACATCGAGTCACGCTCTGTTGGTGATCCTGTCCGCAACGGTGCAATCAAACACCAAGGTAAGCTCCCGTACTACAGGTCGCTTGATGGGGCGGTACATGCGAACCTACAAGCTGGACGTGGAGGTGCCTGCACAACCTACTTTAGCGCATTTGATCCAGAAGCTGTTGACATTAGCAAACTGAAGAATCCCATGACCACCAAGGACAAACAAATCCGTGGTCTTGACTATGCAATGCTTCAGAACAAGTTTTTTGCCAAGAAGGTTGCCAAGAACGAAGATATATTCTTGTTTAATGTCTTCACTGCACCAGATTTGACAGCGGCAATGTTCTCGGGGGATGCGGAAGAGTTCGAAAAAGTCTACAATAAATACGAAAGCAATAATAAGTTTAAGAAAACTTGGGTAAGTGCTCGTGAGATTCTTCTGTCTCAATTAAACGAGGCTTACGAGACAGGTAAAGCCTACATGATGTGGGCTGATGAGATGAATCGGCATACTCCACACAAAGATCCTGTGTATACCTCAAACTTGTGCACAGAGACATCATTGCCGACAAAAGCATACGAGTCCATGTCTGATCTGTACTCTGACAATCCAGAGCGCGTTGGTGAGGTGGCGATGTGTAGCTTAGGTGCTATCAATGCAGCTAATATCAAAGATCAAAAGCAATACGAAGATGCTGCCTACTATGCTTTACTAATGGTGGACAAATGTATACACAAGGCAGACTATCCGTTGCCGCATGTTGGGGTAACAGCAAAGTCTCGTCTAAATGCTGGCATTGGTCTGATGGGTATGGCACACTACCTTGCAAAAAACAAAGTAAACTATAGTTCTCCAGAAGGTAAAGAGTTAATCAATAAACTTGGTGAGCAACACGCCTACAGCGTAATCAAGGCATCCCTGAGGCTTTCCAAAGAACTCGGTGTAGCGCCTTGGATGGATCGAACAAAGTGGCCCGAAGGCTGGTTGCCTATTGACACGTATAACCGTAATGTGGATAATGTTGCTTCTTCTGATCTGACATTTGACTGGGAAAGTCTTAGGCGAGACATTATTGACAACGGTGGTATTCGGAACAGTTCTTTGATCAATCACATGCCGGGGGAAAGTAGCTCAAAAGCGTCTGGTACAACCAACGGTATCTATCCGATCCGCGAGTTGACTATGATGAAGACTGATCTTAGTAATGTTGTCTACTGGGCTGCTCCTGAAGGTGAAAGATTGCAGAAGTGGTACGAAAGCTCTTGGGAGATACCAACGAAAGATCTTGTAGACGTATATGCTATTGTTCAAAAATGGACAGACCAAGCGATTTCTGCGGACCTCTACAGAAAGATCATTGGTTCTGATGCTGTAACAACTAAAGAGATGATTTCGGATTATCTATACATGACCAAAATGGGCATGAAGACTCGTTACTATATCAACAGCTACACCTCGATCAATGGGAAAGTGCAAGAGCAAGAGGATGAAGAAGACTGTGAATCCTGTAAACTTTAAGGAGAACCAATGGTAGATAATACAATTTTTAACGTAACAAAAGAAGATTATGAGAAGCCAAGTCTTTTCTTCGGAGAAGGAGGCAACGGATTATTTGATACAGTCAACAAGAAGTTTCCCGAGATTTGGGAACTCTACAAGACAATGAAATCCTTGGACTGGTCTGAGGACGAATTTAATTACTCATCTTGTGTAAACGATTTTAAATCATGTGATCGCGCAACCTATGATATGATGATTAAGACACTTGCTTTTCAGTGGGAATTGGATTCAGCCGCATCTAGAATAAGTCCCATTGTTGGATCAGTTGTTACATCTAGTGAACTATGGGCAGCTTGGCAACGTATTAGCGACAATGAGGTGGTACATGCTGCGGCATACTCTGAAATCGTAAGAAACAGCTTTGAAGACCCCTCGGTTGTTCTCGATGAAGTTCTCAGAGTTGAAGAAGCAATGAGTAGAATGAGCACAGTTTCTGAGGTTATGGGTAGCGGATACCGCACAGCACACAAGTATGCTTTGGGTCAAGTAGAGGCAAACCAAGAAACCTATAACGACATCTTTATGTTTACTGTAGGAATGCTGGTGCTCGAACGGATTCAGTTTATGAGTAGCTTTGCAATCACCTTTAGTGTTTGTGACACAGGCTTATTCCAACCAATAGGTAAGGCTGTCCAGAAGATTGCTCAAGATGAACTTGAGGTTCACGTAGAACTTGATAAAGCTGTCCTTAGGTCTGAGCTAAAGACCGAACGTGGTAAGATTGCTCTGGAACAATGTAGGCAAGATATTCAAGATTTGATTGACGAGGTTATTCGGTCGGAGTTCGAATGGGTCGATTACCTATTCTCCGAGGGCAGAGAACTCGTTGGCATGAATGCAGAGATTCTTAAACAATGGACTTTGTTCTGTGCAAAAGATGTGGTAAACTTCTTGGGTGTTGATAGCGAATTCAAGTTTCCAAGGAACAATCCGTTGAAGTTTATGGAAAACTGGTTGAACATCGGTAAAAGTCAAGGGAGTCCTCAGGAAGAAGACATTGCCCAATACAAGGTAAATGTAATGCGAAGAGATGACGCAGGGCATGAGTTTGATATTGATTTCTGATAACATAAGGAGAGAAGGTGTTTGTAGTATACGGTAAACCAGAGTGCCCTTGGTGTGATCGAGTGAAAGATATTCTGCATGGTCAAGCACACACTTATATTGATCTATCTAAAGATGATCAGGCATTGGAATACATCAGATCGCAAGGTCACAAAACAGTTCCCCAAGTGTACCGCTACGGTGAACACATTGGTGGATACGAAGCAACCAATAAATTCCTAAAGGAGAACAAAATTGCAGACTAAAGACTACTTCATCAAAGACTCAGGCATCTCAGCCTACACAATCAACGCATTTGTTGAGGCAATCGTAGAAGCAACCAAAGCAGGCCAAAGTATTGACTACAATTCTGCTCGGCGTATTGGCATGAGTTTTTCTGCATCATTTGCACAAACCCAAGAGGAGACTTCTGTTGAAACCCAAGCGCCTGCTCAAGAAGAAGCACCAGAATCTCCAGCGCAACCGGAGGCAACAGCAGAAGAATCTTCTGACGAGCGAGCAAAGGGTTTTTACCAAGAGAACGCGAGTGACTCCGAAGGAGAATCCGGTGGAGAAGTAGAGGCAGTACCAACAGACGCTAAGCCGGTATTTCAAGGTAACGAACAGCCGTTTACACTAGAGGATATTGAGCAAGCAAAAGGTTCGATGGCCAAGCTGAATGAACTTGCAGAACCTGTTGGCATCTCAGGTCGCAGTAAGGCAGATGTCGCCAAACAGCTTCGAGAGTATATCGGAGCATAACCAAAGTAGAACGAGAGAAGGAATGAAAGTATGTTTACAGTAAAAGTATGTAATCCCGGACACACCACGTATTTCACAACTACAGCAGTTGATCATCAGGTTGTGGAATGTGGCTTTGAATACCTCAGCTTCTTTGCGGAGAACGAGAATAAAACCATCATAATTCACCCTAGCGAATCTGACGATAGTAATATTCCAGATTTTCCTACGGCAGAGCGTGTGTATCTGATTAACGAGCAGGGTAAAACAGTTGATATCTTTAGGTACAACCCGAGAGGTCCAAAATAATGAAAGTAACAACTTGCAAACGTCCCGGAGACACTGTAGATCTCAAAGACGACTACGAAGGCTTTGACAAGAAACCGGGGATCTGACAATGGTAGGCCCAAAAGTAATCTAAACTAACCAAAAGGAGTCACCGATGCAACTCAACAGGCTATTGACAATTCTATCGCAATCTAAGTTGCCCCACGCGGGATCATCGGTGACTTTTCCAACGAGTTATTGCAAGGTGCATCTTGAGATGATGAATCTCGAAGAATACGAGAGGCTCAAGCAAATGACAGGAATACGAGAGTTACAGGCAGAGTTTATTGGGGGTGACATTTGCCACGGTGTTACTTTTGAAGTGTTTTCTGAAGACGGGCAAATGACATTGGAGGGTTTCTAATGAACGTCATAGGTATCTCAGGTAAGGCTCGTGCGGGGAAAGGGCAGAGTGCAAAGTATATCGCAGACTACCTGAACGGTCACGGGTACAAAACACTAGAGTACGCCTTTGCCACACCTTTAAAAGAATTCCTCGGACGCATCTTTGGGTGGTCTCATGAGGAACTCTATGGAAAGCGAAAGGATCGTGTGATTGACTGTGAATTGCACTTGGACATCGTTGAGTGTGTTATTGCGGATATGTTTGCACAACACCTAGACAGCCGAAGTGATCTCAAGAATGCCGTAGCGGCTTTGAAGGAAGTTCTGAACGAATCCTTCTGTGTCTCTGGTAATTGGTTGAGTCCTGTGATTCGATTCCAAGCGTCCCCGAGACTTTGCTTGCAAAAACTAGGCACTGAATGGGCGCAAGGGTATTTCGGGAAAAACATTTGGGTTTCTTTTGTTGAAACTGTAATGAAACAGAATCTTGATAGAGTGCTGTTGGTGCCTGATGTAAGATTTGCTCACGAAGCTGTTTGGGTGAAAGACAATGGAATCCTTATTGGAATCCAAAGAGACACAACAGAATTCAATGTAGCATCTGATCACGATTCTGAAAAACAGTTTGGAGAATTCTCAAGACTTGCTGATGATGTCATTATGAATTACGGGAGTCTCGATAGTTTGCGTGAGGAATGCGAGAGTATTGCTTTCTCGTATACTTGTGGGGCTTATTCTGCTGTGGGGTGTGGGAAGTGAAACACAAGTACAAGCAAGCACTCATGGATATGTCTGAGAGATTTGGTCAGACTTCTGCCGCCGAGAGATTAAAGGTTGGTTGCCTGATTTACAAGAATGAATCCATCATATCCCTTGGTGTAAACGGACAACCTCCGGGTTGGGATTATGAGAGGTGTGAAGACATCAACGGCGATACTGAACCAACCGTCAGACACGCGGAAATAGCAGCTTTTGAGAAACTGTGGAATTCAGCAGAAACGTCGACAGGTGCTGAGATATTCATAAGCCATCAACCGTGTCTTGCGTGTTCGATAAAGATTGCAACGGCGAAGATTTCTAAGGTATACTACAGACATCCTTACAGATGTGACAAAGGTATTGATTACTTGATTTCTGTTGGGATTCCTGTTGAACGTGTGCAGTAACAAAAGGAGAACTTATGAAAGGGCGTAACAATACCCCTGTGACCAAGAAAGTGAAGTCAGATGAACACCGGGACACATCTCTTCTGCGTCCTTTGAATGATCGCCAGAAAGAATACATTGATGCTATCAAAAACGAGTCTATTGTAATCTGCACAGGAGTATGGGGAAGCTCTAAAACGTATATTCCCTCAGTAATGGCGTGTGATCTCCTGCTTGCCAAGAAGATAGAAAAAGTGATTATAGCCCGCCCTGCTGAGGGTGTTGGTAAATCACTGGGTTATTTCAAAGGCGACAAAAACGAGAAGTTATCTGGCTGGTGTGCGCCTATCATTGACATTTTTGAACAGCGGCTGGGCAGAGGGCACCTAGAAGCATTTCTTGAAAACGGGCGTGTAGAGCTTCTGGCACTTGAGCAGGTTAAGGGTAGGTCTTGGGATGACACATTCATTCTGGTGGATGAAATCGAAGATATGTCTGGACCTGTTGCAAAGAGTCTTGTGAGTCGCCAAGGGATTAACTCAAAACTTGTACTAACTGGTGATGTCAACCAGCAAGACCTCAAGTCATACAGCGGTCTACAAATGCTGATTGATGTAGCTGGATATACAAACCTGAACATTGCAATGATTGACTTTGATTCTTGGGATTATTGTGTACGCTCAGACGAAGCTAAAATGTGGGGTATGGCCTTTGAAGAATATGAGAAAGATCACGGGAGGATTAAATGAACACAACAATCATACCATTCGTACTAGAACTGTCCCTAGATTTCAAACACTGGACATTTGGACTCGGCATTGTGATCCGAGAAGACCTAGAAATTGCTTCTGGACTCCTGCACATAGGATATGATGAAATTAATGGTTTCTCATTTGACTGCCTGTATCTCCAAGCGGTCCAAGCCTACCTAAATAGCCCCTAAGAATCCCAAAGAAACCCTCTGGCTCTGCACAAGCAACCAGAGGTATCCCTCCAGAACATCCTACCGAATTCCCGCAACATACTCTGTGCCACTTGGGCGCACGTAAGCTGTCAAGAATTGCTTACGATTCTCTCCAAACCTCTCGTGCGAACAATGAACCCATTGGGTTAGCTCACGACCATCCTTGTCATACTCCGTTTCAAAAATAACCTGATCCACAGGCAGATCACTCTGCATCAACCATTCGCAAATCTCTTTACAACTCTTACCTTCTACAGTAAAGTCTACGGCGCTTCCCCTAGCGTGTTGAGAATTACTGGAACCTCCCACCTGAGCATTCAAAGCTGGACTACGATACCCGCTAGATATATTGACCCTCCCGTGTTCATCCCGAATCTTCTGTAGAACATTATGAACAAGTGCTGTGATAGCCATCAGAGCAACATCGTCAGGATCATTAGTAATACCGTGTTGATCTGCTGTGGCACTTTTGGTAAATTCCGATAAATAGAAATTGTCCGAAATTCTAGGCATGTATTTTCTCCAAAGAAAAGTGTTGACCTCATTGCTACTTTAGCGTAGACTTAAAAATTGTAGGGGTTGGTTAGGAATAACCTTTGCACATAATGATACCACTGATAATACTAAAGAGGAAATTTTATGAACCAAGCAATTGTTACACGATACGATGACAAGGGTGAGCAAACCCGAGGATACAACAAAATTTTGACAGCAATCCAGTGTTTCGAAGAAATCCTGATTGCCTTTGAACAACACACATGCAGGAAATGGTCACAAGCACTAGCACAAGCCAAAGAACCCTCGTGGTGGCAGCGGAACATCCGTGAGATGGACAAGGAAGATGTTCTTGTGTACAACGATGATGGTTACTACGCTCTACGTTGGTTATTCAAGAAAATCGAGAGGGACACGTTGACAGACCAAGATCGTTCTCTGTGGATTTCAATGGAATCTGTAGCATTCGACGGGAAAGTCGATGTGGCTCGTCATTACAGAGCTTATGATAATCTTCGGAATATCATTCGATGCGGAAGCATGTTCTTTATTGACGATGAGACAGCGCGATTCGTGAACACATTCAATAAACGTCTGACGATTTTTCACTAAGGAGATTTTGATGAACTTAAAAGAACGCATGAGTGATCTCATAGATTCTGTGACAGACAAAGAAGACCGTGAACAATTTGAGTGGCTTCTGGCAAACGCTTGGACAAACATGCGAGTGGCTGATGACCCAGAAGTACATCAAGCGTATGTTACGATTATATGTGAGTTGGTTCCTGTGCCACGCATTGAAGAAGCTAAGGCTATTCTGGCGAAAGCATGGGAAGACACTGAGGAGCAACGTGAGAGGAGCTTGAAACCGTGAAACTTACAGAAGAAATCATTGACCAAGCATACGTCCACGCAAAATCCACAGGCAAGACACCAGACACCTTGCGGATCTCTAATGATCTGTGGCGACAACTTAAACAAGAATGTGAAGATCACAAGATGCTTGTATTAGACGATGGAAGCACCAAAGAAGATCCAGAGAAGTTGCAATTCAATGGTATGGATGTTACTGTTGTAAATGCTGGAGAGTTTTTCCGGTATTCAATTCAATGACAGGAGCGCCTACAGAAGCCTACAAGGGCATTTTAAAGATACCCACTAGGGTAGCTTAGGGTAACATGAGAAACGCTGCTGTAGGCTCTGAGATTAGACGAGAGGAGATGATTATGACAACACTTAAGAACTTTAAAGTATTCAACGATGACTCACAACTTAATGTGGAAATCACAAGGCATAGCGGTTGGTCATCAAAAGACGGACTCAATAAAAACATTAGAGTTTCAGTCTGTACTCATGATCTAGCAGAGCACGACAACATCTGCCTAGAAGCACTTGAAACAATTGTCCACGAAATGCAAAAGTACGACAGCAAACCGGAGAAAGAATCACAAGACTCTGTAAGCACAGCCGAGGAAGACGAAGAATTCCAACGCATCGAAAGAAAGCAACAAGAAATTGTAGATTGTTCTGTAGCAGTAGCTCATCACATTCACGAGCTACAAAAGTGGCTCAAGCACATCGGATGTGATGACGAGATGGAACTGAAGATCACCTCAGAGAATATTTGGGTTAGCCCTTGTGCTGAAGAACTGTATGAAGCCAAAGAAGGTGGTGTTGGAACTTTGATTGAATACATGAGACACATAGGTGGTGCTAATAAGTGTCTTGAGAAGATGGAGGAGCTTTGATATGAGTATTGAAAAATGCTGGAGTAGCAGCGGCGACGAATTTAGTGACGACCTCGATTACACTCTAGAAGTCGCCAGCGAGGATTCAAACAACGGAGATGTGATCATTATACAAGAGGGTGTTGCTATCAAACCGTTTATTTCAGAATTCATCCATGCCGACTGGATAATGGAAAATATCTGCGAGAATGTTTTTGAAAATCGTGGGGAACATGCTGATGCGTGGATCTGTGCTGTAGAAGATGTTTCAAAAGAGCAATACGATAAACTTGAATCAGAACTATCCAGAGTAGTAAAAAAGTGGCTCACAGAAAATGACTGTGAAATTAATTTTTACGATGTGCGGGATATTCAGGAGATACAATACAGAGTAATTAACGCGGATAACCACGAATACGAAAGGTTTAATTGATGTACAGACTAATCAAAATGTCCTCAGAGGGTTTTGAGCTATCCTCAGAATCTCTTGACCAGATCTTGACTGTTCTTGAGAGTTACACATGCTCCTCTTGTTGGTTTGATGAGGTTTCTGAGGATTATTTTGAGTTAACCACAAGTGAGCAAATCGAAGAACTCTTGCGGACACCTTGTGGTGCTGAGTTTCTTTTTGATGAATCTAAAGATGATCCCTACAAGCGCCAGTGGTGGGCACAAGAGAAGCTCGGAGGATACCTTGTGAACCTACGTGTGAACGATTATGAGATCAATGAGTTTATCGACAGAATTCATTGGGAAGAATCTGTGTGCTCTGTAGATTTACTTAGAACCACCGTAAATCGCTTGCAACGGAAAATGGTTGATGTTATCTTTCCTTTATACCGGGGAAGATTTGATTGTGACTGGAGCTATTAGGAGGAACTTATGAAACTTAAATGTTTACGAGCAGGAAACAGTTGGTTCACAGAAGGAAAAGTTTACAACATTGATGAAGAGTGGGAAGATGCTTATGTGATCATGGATGATGATTGTGACTCAGGTGTGATAAACAAAGACAGTCTTGTTGAAAGAAATACAGACGAGATAAATTTGTTTGAGATTGTAGCAGATTCTACATCAATAGAGGTGACCGGTCCCTTGTGGAAAGATCAAACAGAGCCCGTGCAAGTAGCAGCAATCCGAAGCATCCAAGAACAATGCTCCAGAGCAAACTTAAGCATCTCAATTGATCCCGAAGGATTCAACATCTTCGATTGTGACACCGATATGCAAGTTATGGTACACTCTGTAGCAGATGTTCTTGAAATTCTTGAGAGCAAGTTGAAATTCAAAAGCGATATGGAGAAATACCAATGGATGTAATTGCAGCACTGCCCGGATTAACTCTGTGGATATTCTTTACAATCATCACAGCAAATTTCATCAAGAAGCATTTGGTGACAGGTGATGATCCAACAATGGACACAGCAATGGCATGGTTCTTTGGATTCTGTTGGCCTGTTGCTTGGATTATCGGAGGAACTGTGTGGGTGATTGGGATGCTCTTGGGAGCTATTGCGATTCCATTTGTTCATAAGGGAGATTCTGGAGATAAACATGAGTGAGAACAGAGGGTGCACAAAAGCTATGGCTGCTATTGAAGCTAGGCTTGGCCAAAGACGATCTGCTGTGATTACACGGGATGAATTCAAGGCTGTCAGCGATTACATAGAAACACTTGAGCACGATATTCAGATGCTTGCTTGTGAGAACCACTCGCTGTTGTCACAGATGATTCAACCAGAGCATTATCGGGTGGATTTTGAGGAGGATAGGAATGTTCGATGAAGAGTTACAAGAGTTTGAGCGTGTGCTGGATCTGATTAACAACAGATTCTCCACGAGAAGCACTGCTGTACTGACACGAGATGAGTTTGGGACACTCGCAGATGCTTATATGTGTCTCCGTGCTTATCATAAGAGTTTTAAGGAGGCACAGGAATGAAACTCAAAAACTACCTAATGTCTTTACAAGAATCCAACAAACAACCAGAGCAATCTCAAACACACAATCATTTCAAGAGTTCTGCTGAGTTGCGTAAGTGGTATCTTGGGCAACACAAGCAAGAGTTTTACAGGAAACTGAAGGAGCACAGATGACAAACCTTTCGATTGCTCTTTTGATTTGCGCAGCAGGGATTCTTGTGTATCTTGTGGAAATTGCCAGAATCAGATATAACAGTTATAAAACGTGTCAGAGGAGAAGGAAATGGTAACAATAGAGTATTTGCAAGAAACAGCACAGCGTAATGTTGCTGTTGAAGAACACCTTGGGCACATCATTGATATTATGGTGGACTGCGGTGTTGCTGATTTTGTCCCAACAGATCTCATTAGCCGTTGGCGGTATGCTCCTGAGCGATCTTGTGTGATGGCTGAGAAGGAGTATAAGGATTCTTACGATCCCTTTGGTGACCAATGGGAAAGCTACAGCATCCCTGTGGAGTGTCTTGAGATGTCTGATGAAGAGCTTGAGACGCTCTTTAATGCAGAATATGAGATGCGACAGAGGATGGAGATAGAGAATGCCAAGGAACAGCTTGAGCGTGATGCTGATTATCTTGGATATGATCTTGTGAAACGGGAGGCTACGTTTTGAAAAGCCTACAACAACAAGTGGAAGATCTTGTGAATACATACACACCCTATGAACTTGCAGAGATGCTTGTGAAAACTGAGGATGCTCTTGAGGACTATAGGATTCGTTCATTGATGTTTTATGAGATTCCTTCTCAGACATTTGCAAATAAACTTGGGCAGTGGTGGAAGAGTCGTAAAGGAGGTTCTAATGAATAGTTTTGAATTACACGAGAGTGCTTGTTATATCGCTGATACACACTCTGGTTACACTCTAGCAAAAGCATGGTTGCAATGTGATGAGAAACGCTTGATTGAAGTAGAGCGCAACGATAGACTCTACACAGACCTTGAGAATCTCAAGAATGAACTTGCAGAATACCAAAGAATCTATGGTGCACTTGATCAATCGGATTATTTGAGGAGGTAGTATGAGAATATCCAAAGGAAAGCCTGTGTTTGGGAGGAAAGATACTGTAGACTTCAGAACACTGTCAGAAATTATCTTAGCGTGGCTTGTGAAGTTCCGCGATGATTATGACAAGCTCGGTATCTACAGCGTTCCTGTGGACATTGCTGAGGCGCATCCAGAGAACTCTAGTGAGAAATGGCTTGAGATTATTGACAAGATGATATATGCTTTTGCAGATATAGAGCCTGAGTATTCTGGTGAGATCACGATACACACAGACCGCATAGAGAACTCTGGGTATAGGCGCTTGACAACAGAAGTGAGTGATCAGGATGCTTGGGAGAGGTATAGGGAAGAGTCCCTTGAACATCAACAGAAAGTTGAAGAGGGGCTTATGTTGTTTGGTGAATACTTTAGGTCGCTTTGGGTTTAGGAGGTAGTATGGAACATATACAAGAACAACTTGAACAAATCCAACGATACGCAAAGGCTGCTTTGGAAAACCCAAAGATCTTCGGCAGTAATGAGTACACAGGTGTTAACTGGGGGTCTTTGAACGTATGTGATGTTTGCTTTTGTCAAAGTATTGATGGTGATTGTCATTACGATGTGATTATTGATGAAGTGTCGCCGGATGCTTGGGAGTTTGCATCTTATGTTTACGAGTATATCAAAGAATATGCTTTTGTAGATTATCCAGTTTACGTTATAACCGAATGGTAACACAAGCATTGCACGGTATCTCTGGATGTGGTATCGTGCGTTTTTGTTGGTAATATTAGGAGAGACTTATGGATATTTTGTTTAGTGTAAACACGTACGACAGTGGCGGAGATATTGAAGAAGAAGGTGTGTTCCTTCATTTTGAGGATACACGGGTGCGTGTTGCAGATAAGCCAGAGGATTTTGTAGATGTTGTATATCAGATTCGCAAGATCCAAGAAGAACTTTTGGAGAGATACAAATGAACGGTACAGATGAATTACCCTGGGAGGCATCCTGCATCTGCGGAGAAGGTGTTGGTTATCTCTACGCCCACGAGAACACATTAGAAGCTTACGGACTAAAAGAAACTGTTGATTGCTGGGGCTACTTGTGCGACACTTGTGGTTCTGAGTTTGCCACAGGAGAGTGTGTGGACTTTAACGCTAAGATTGCTAGAGAGTTTTATAGGAGGGGCCGTACATGAAAGATTATTTTAAACGAGAGATTAGCGTAGGTGATTTTATTGTATATGGCAAGAGCAGCCGACACAAACCGTTGAACGTTGGGGTTGTGCAAGAGGTGACAGAAGATACTCTTACGGTTCTTGGGGATGGCAACAGTAAGCCCGGTGAAATAAGGTGTCATCATCATGTGGACAACGGTGTTAACAAGCGTGTGGTGATTCTACCTGAGAGGTTGCAGGAGTATCTCGATGAGTAACCAAGACTACATGATCAGACAAGTCAGAGGTTGGCTCAAAGAGTCACCCGTGGATGAGATCAAGAAATTCCTAGACACACCCAAAGAAGATCTTGTGATCTACCACAGCACAGTTGGGAGAAGCATCAGGAATGCTTTTGAATTGTGGGAGAAGCCTTGGACACCTGTGATTGACGAAAGTGGTGTTGATATTTCTGAGGAACATCCCGATGCTGTTTCTATGAGAGTGCTTGAAGGTGTTTGGGAGATGGTGAAGGAGGAGCTTGGGTATGAAAAGTTATAGTGCAAACGATGAACTTTATTGGCCAACAGTTGATGATGCTATTGACTGCTTGGATCTCGAAGATATAGTTGGGGAAACAATTACAATCTGGGAGGCACCAACAGAACACTATGATGTTACTAATATGGCGTTTGCAAACGTCTTGGTTGATTTAATGTTGGAGAATGCTTTTGATGATCTTGGGGAAGAAACTGCAATAGATTGGTGTGATCAGGTGAACAACTTGGACACCGCAGAGTTGCAGAAAAATCTCAAGCAGATTGTTGGTAACTGGCTTCGGGATAATAGGTGTAGCAGAGAATTCTTTACTATCTCTGGTAAACCACAAGAAATGCAGATTAGGATTACAGAAGATGGTTGGGAGGAAGTGTGAAAGTAATCATAGCAGGCGGTAGAGACTTTAATGACTATGCTCTGATGAAACGTAAGCTGGATCATTTGTTCAGCAAGAGAATGCCTGATGAGATTGTTTCTGGGAATGCTCGTGGTGCGGATGCTCTTGGTGAGAGATACGCTAAGGAACACAGTATTGATCTAAAGTTATTTCCGGCAAACTGGAGTGAGCATGGACGGGCAGCAGGACATATCAGGAACGCTGAGATGGCAAACTATGGAACGCATCTGGTGGCTTTTTGGGATAAAAGATCTCGTGGGACTTTGAATATGATTGAGACAGCCAAGAAGAAGGGTTTAAATGTTCGGGTGGTTTATTATTGACAGGAGGATTTTAAATGAGTTCAATGAATATTGAGAAGTTCAAAAGAATTCACGACAGGTTGGATGACGGTGAGACATTGGTTGCTTCACATGGTATCTATGGCACCTATAGGTTTCACATGAACGGCGGGAGAAACCGAATTATTCACAAGCCGATTGATGAACTTGCTGAAAAGCACTACGGATATGATGGTAATAAAATTACAGAAGACAAATTCAACAGTATGCTTCTGTGGAATTGCTTTGATATCTACACAGACGACGGTGAATCTACTTGTGAATGTTGTGGTGGCACAGGTAAAGTACACAATGAAGGCATTTTGATTGAGGGAAGGTATGACTAATGTAATCGTACACGACCACTTGATGGGCACCGGAAAGTCCACAAGAATGATAGAAACCATTAACAACGCGCCAGAAGAAAACAGATATATTGTTGTAGCACCCTTTCTAGATGAGTGTCACAGGTATGCTGGTACAATCCCTTGTGAGAAATCTGGTGATAAGAAAAAACCTGCCACAGACGAACGCGGGCGTGTGATCTACAACGGTACAGGCTGTAATGCTTCTGGTAGGGAGTTCCACCACCCCATTGCTGGCTATAGAAACAAGGTACAAGACATCGAAAGGCTGGTACAAGAGGGCAGAGACATCGTAACCACACATGCTGCCCTCAAGATGTTCACACCAGAAACACGACAAGCAATCAAGGACAACGGCTACACTCTTATTGTTGATGAGGAACTTGAGTGTATTGAGCAACTACGTCTTCGCAAGGAACGTAGGATGATGCTTTTGAACAGTGGGTTTGTTGAGGAAGATGACTTTGGACTACTCAGGTGGGTAGCACCAGATGATGCAAGTTCTGATGATGAAGAATCTGACATAGATGGCACAGGGTTATCTTGGGAACAACGTATCAAGAGAATGTGCAAGAACGGTTCTCTTCTACTTGTTGATGACGACACAGGGGATCGAAAGTTGTTTATGTGGGAATATCCAATAGAGTTCATCACTGCTTTTGATCGTGTTGAAGTTATGACCTATATGTTTGAAGGTAGTGTGTTCCAGAAATACCTTATGTGCTATGGTATACCCTACGAACACAAGAAAGGTATTATGATTCCTGAGAATCCTTTTGATCTCATTAGAATCGTAGAGAACGAAAGGATGAATCGAGTGGGAGAACGTTTAGAAGCCTTCTCAGCAACTCACCAGAAAGCCTTCCAGAGATCACATGCTGTTGTAGACACCACCAAGCAAAACCTGATCAACTTCTTCAACAATAATACATATGGTTATGCACCAATGGAAGAACGTATGTGGACTTGTCTCAAAGGTGGTTCAGGGTTGCTTAAAGGTAAGGGGTATACACGAAGGTTTGTTCCACACAACATCAAAGCTGTCAACAGTTATGCTGGCGTATCCAAGATTGCTTATGTGTATAATCCTTACATGAGTCCTGAGATATACAAACACCTCAAACGTAAGGGTGATGAGTTTGCACCAGATCCTACTAGGTACATGCTTGCTGAAGCTCTACAGATGATCTATCGAAGTAGAGTACGTAATGATGAACCTGTGAATATCTATATTCCAAGCTCAAGAGTACGTGATGGAATGTACGATTGGATGTCTGGAAAATACACTTAGACGTTTCTACGATTCAAAACGTCTAAAATCAGCAAATTTCCTCTGTAAACTATTGATTTCTAAGGTACTTTATTTTAGTGCCCTAGAATACAGAGGTATTTTATATAGAAACTTAGGTTGCTAAAGTGTAGCTTTAGAAAGGGAGAAATAAGAATAATAAATTCTCCCTTCTTAAGGATACCTTTGATATTTTAGAACCTTCCTAAATTTTCTCCAGAAATATCACCTGCATTTCAAAAGTCCTACCTAAAGCACATCTGAAAAATATCCTACCTGATCGACTGCAAGGAGAGCAGGGGTGTACCTACCTGTGCTACTCAACAGATCCTCTTAAGTATACACCAACAACACTCATGTGTGTTCTCTGTGTCAACTTATGGTTGTCAAAGGAAAGTCAACAGTTAATTTTTGATTTATTTTGATTTATATACTTGTGCTATATAAGTATAAACTGTTGATTTTGTTAGAATTCCCTACTCTTCTACAGATTACTATAGGCGCTAAAAATTCCACTAGATTTTCTTTCTGGTAAATATCAACAGCATTCTTGTGCTAATCCCTTGTGTACCAAGGGTTGTACTGGTATTTCCTCAGATTTGGTCAAGACCTGTTAAGACAGTCCGGAGCCGCCTATATAGCATCCTAATGAAATCCCAAAATATCAATAGTAATCCCTGAAAGGATAACTCTATTAAATCCCTTGGCTATACACTGGCAACCATAGCTAACCAAAACTATCCCCTAGAACGTTCCACGTGAAACACTAGCACACAATAGAACTACATAAGATCCCCCCCGGCATACCTTCGGAATAATTTAGATAGCTTGCTTAAGATAATATTAGGTTGCTATTGATAAGCAATAGTTGTGCCAATGATACTATTGTATACAGGTGTATACCTTCAGATCATCCTGTGGATAAGTCTGTGGATAACTTTAGATCATACTTGTGGATAACTTTAGATTGCTATTGTTGCCTGTGGATAAGTCAGAGTGTTCTGTGGATAACTTGGGTGGTTTAACCGAAGTAGGCCAAAGAGATAATAAAGTAGATACTTAGTCCAATAACACATAAGAGAATTGCAGCTAAACAATGACAATCTAAAGCATCTAATAGAACAGCCTGAGAGCGCTTATGACAAGCCTTTAGCCTATCCCTATGCTATCCCATAGGCTACCTGTGGAAAGTCTTTTGTGTAGCCCTGTATGACCCTTGTCACGTGTTGATCAGACATAAGAAAGCCCCGGCAATCCTTTAGAGAATCCGGGGCAATGCTTTAGTTATTTGTTTGTTTTACTTGCTGTACTCAATCTCCAATTGTGCACATAAAACCTCATAGGCTCTTATGTGTGCTGCTTCTAGTGGGGTAATGTCTGCATGGGTATTCTTTTCAACTAACCTATCAAGATCTTCCCGCTGTTCTTGTGTGAGCAATTGATAACCGTTCATAGTGTTTCTCCTTTGGTGTTTCGTTTGACGTTATGAACATCTTAGTTGAGCTATTCAAAGAATGCAAGCGAACAATCAAAAAGAATTCAATTAATTTCTAGTATCCCATCTAGCACAACTACGGCCCGTGTCTCTATCCAAACCTTAGCCCCGCATGAAAGCGGCTTAGACTCGCTGTACACAACTTTGGAATCGCCTAGTATGTCTGTCGTCATGCCCTTGTAATTGCCCTTAGAAGTCTTTACAGACACCACAGGTTTTAGTTCTGTTCCCTTGTCCGCCTTAGCATTGTATCGGATGTTATGCTGGTTTATGTGTATACGTTTAAGCATTGCTCTGGTTCTCCCTAAGCCATCAAAAAACTTTCTTGAGCAATCCAATCACAAGAATAATCAGGCCATTCTATGCCATCCACAATAGGCAACCTGAGAACCACCCTGAGACCTTCTCTAGTAGCCTTTTGAATCACACTAGTACAATCCCACTGTAGCGCTGTAATGAATGCCTGAGAATCCTTTAGAATACTTCTGCTACGCATACGCCTTCCCTGTCTCACTGTGAGAAATCTATTGCGCCCTTTTGTGTTGTCTGGAGTATTGCTTAGGCTTTCCAGTGGTTCAATATACAATGATGCTACCAATGTATCCCCTTGCCTTTCCGTGTGCAGTATTGAGTTTACGTTAGCTTGTTTAAATGCTTGTTTCTTTGTTTGTGGTTTTGTTGTGTGGTTCTTTTGTGTGCTGTGGCTTTTTAGTAGATCAATCATACTGTCCACCCCGTATAGTCTTTTGTCTGATCAATTGCGTATTTTTCCGCTGCATCCCAAATAAGCATTGTAGAATTGTTATAGACAACAGTGGTTGTATATTTATCAAAAGAGCTAACAAACTTTCTTTTGTATTCTTCTTTGATACCCCGTGCCCGCAAGTAATCAAAAGTTAATGGAGAATCACCAGCCAATGACATATTCATTAATAGGCCGTGCCTACCTTCAAAAGTATTATCCTTTAAATCCTTTTGTGTGATACCTGAGAGTAATTTCTCATAATACTCTACTTGCTTTTCATTAACAGATGAAAAGTTAATTTCTGAGTGTTTCATTGTATAAATTGTCATTGTCTTGCCCTTGTCGGTTGCCTTGCTCTTTCGTTTGTTTACAGGGCGATACTCTCGAAAGAATACCGCCAAATAAACATTAATGTTTAAATAACTGTCCAACGCTTCCCGCGAGCATTACGGCGATTCTTACGGAATTGTTTATGCTCTTTTTTGTTGACGTTACGCATTGTTTATTCCTCGCTTTCCAGTGTATCAACTACAGCCCGTGAAACTTCTTCCAGTGCATACCATGCAAGCGCATTGAATACCGCTATTCTTGCATCATTGTCACGATAGAATGATTCTGCAATTTCAGTCGGTGTATAGTTGCGGCTCAGACAATTAAACTCTGAAATAAACTGATAAATACTAACAATACCAAAATCGGCTGATTGTTCCTCCAATAGTTCAATAATGTATTTCCGGTTACGTTTTGTGAAATCTATAGTTTCATGGTAATAGATAAAACCGCTGAATCCTGAATCAGCCCCATGGCTTGTAACGTCTTGCGCTATTTCTCTAAATTCGTCCCATGGTGCACACTGGCGAACTACGGAACGAATCAGAGTTGCCGGAATGTTGCTATTGTTGATTACAGTAGAAAGTTTCATAAAATCACCTATCAAAAGTTATCATTGGTTTACATTAGTAAGTCTAGTCTATCTTACGCGCTTGTCAAATAAAACTTGGTTTTGTTGCCTCAAAATAACTTAGGATTTCATCTATTGTCATACCTTCGTTATACATTCCGTTGAGGTATCCAATAGCCTCACTAACATTCCTACAGTCAGTGTACAGTAAAATGTAATCTAATGCTTTACCTTCTTTATATGTAGCTTTCATATTAGCTCCAAACCTTTCCAGTACGATTATCACTAGCAATCATTGCCGCCAGTTTACACTTAAAAGACAAGCGAGAATTCCGGCGTATTCTTTCGAGCTTGTATTGTACGTTCATGTATTGCATATAAGATTGATCTTGCGTTGGTAATGTCAGATTAGATATTTGTGTTTTCATCACACTATACTCCACGTTTCCGGTTTATCTTTATCACCCGTCTGATTATCCCTAGTGCTATCAGAAAATACAAGCGGTTTTCTCTCCGCCATTAAATCCGGCGCTTGCTTAGATTCTGCTAGGGATTCGTTTGCTGTATATTCTGATGTTTTCATAGGTCTGTACCTTTTAGGTTTTGCGTTTCGATGGGTTTAATATCTCATAGATAAAAAATCCCCTTCAAGGCTTTGTAGTCCAATCAGGGGCAAAAACTTTTATTTAGACTTGTAGTAATTCCAACGACCGTTTTTGGATTGTTTGCGGTATAACTTAGAATTTCTCATACCGCCTAAACGATCGTATTCTGCTTTAGTAATTTTCATGTCAAACCCCCTTAGAGCATATGTTCAAGGTTGTAAGCTTGCGCTACTTTCTTAACTTTCATAGCACGCGACACTAGTGTTTTACTAGTAGCGTTCGCGGTAATGCTCCGCAAAAACTTGCGGATAATCTGGCGCGCCTTATCGGTCATCACCTCGTTTGTAATGTCGCGCACGGTAGTAGCTGCGATCCACTTCCGACCATGCCCATCGAACTGTACACCTTCGCCAGAGTCTACAAAAGCGTTTACTTGACGATCTGACAGATATACACCCTTGGTAGCAAGGAAAGTCTCTAATGCCACCTTATCGGCGCGTGAAAAGTCTACTTTGTACTGTGAGCTAATCCCGTAGGCTGAAACGTTGATAATCATAGTAAACCCCTTGGCTCTATCGTTTGACGTTGGGTCTACTATAGTAAAACCAGAAAGCCAGCGCAAGTGTAACAGGCAAAAATGCTTACAACGTTTTGTTCTCGAAAACATGGGTTTCCCTAGCATCCTGGAATATAGCAAAAATTGTAATGTTTGAGTAGCACGACAGGCAATTAATGGCATGATTTTAGCGTTGTTGACTTTTGATTTTCTTTTGTGTTAGTCACGCATGCGCGGGATTAGAAAGTAGCAATAAATTATTTTCAACTACTCGCTTGCTTTCTGGTATCCGTTCAACTATTCTTTCAGGTACAGGCTGCGCAATATAAGGCAGGAGATAATCACCCTCGCTGGAAAAAATTCCGTATTACCTTTTGATCTATAGAGTCCCGCCTGTTAGTCCTAAAAAGTATTAGACATTTCTTTTATCATTCTTGCGATTCTGTCCCTACATTCTGGCAATCAATAGTAATTCAAACAATTGCTTTAGCTAACTTTTGCCAACTAGCGAGATAGTTAGGTTGCTTATGTAATAGTTGTTTATGCTAATTAATAGTTTTGCTAACTAAAATCTGAGCTATGAAAAATGAAAAGTAGATTCTCTAGAAATTTTTTGAGCGATACATAAAGCTGGCTCGGATGAAAACAAGTGCCGGAAGTCGTAATTCATTGATTTTAAAGTCAAAATTCGATCCGGAAGAAAACAGAAGTGTCTGCCGGAGTTGAAAATTCGCCAGCACACAAATGAAAACCTCTGCCAGCAGTTGATTCCCCCACCGAAATTCCATTGAACGCTCAGTCGATTCCTCTGACGGGTGAAATTCTAGTTGTCACGGAAAGAGAAATCGCAAATTCTACGATAAACGTGTGGTTTTATATAGTCTTTCCATTTATAGGCGCACTCTCTTAATCTATCCTCCCTGCAATCCCAATAAAAATCTAGAGCCTGCTTTTGTGTGTCAAAAAATCTTCCTGATTCTCGGTCAATGAAATCACCAAATACACTCCCTAGCGTAAACCCCATTGACGTCTCTTTAACAGCCTTGTTTACGTTCTGACTCCTATATAGCTTATTGTGCAGTTCTTTCGGTAGCAAACAACAAGTCTCTGGAGAATACAGTTTAGAGTCCATACAAAACAGGTCTTTGTCAAGCTCATAGTTATAACCTTCCACCTGCTCATTCTTTTTATACCACCAATAAAAATTTTCAAAACATCTGAACTCTTCTGAAACGTCACAGCCCACATATTGACTCTTACATCTGTATAGAACCCTATTTAACATCGACTTCCATTTATAATATATTGGACTGTCTTCTTCATATAATATGCCTGTGACACCTACCCCATACACACTTGGTGCATACCAATCTTTTACTTTTCCAGATAACGCGCATGAAGAAGAAATAGGGTATGCCGAACAATATTTTCTATGATCTAAAAATTCAACCCATACCCTGTTGTGTGTTCTTTTAATAAATTTATACCTGTTGCCTGCGTTATTAGTGACAACATCACCAGAATCAAACTTATACTTCAGCTCACCCACAGTTGATTTGTTAGGTGTCCCGTCTTGCTTTAACTTCACACTTACCTCCAAATTTATTTAAGTCTACACTCACACACTCTAAATCAACTCAACAACCGTGTCAAGATCACTGTCTCGCTTCCTCTGAGCGTCTACAACAGCTTTTATCAACATACCCTCTAGGTCAGCATAGGCTAGATACAAAAACACCCTGAGAGCTTCTGTAGCGTCCCAAGGTGTCTGTAGATTATTGCTGATTTCTCCCAAGCTCTTTTTCTAAATACAATATGTACTCACATAGCTGTTCTACTTGTGATGATACTCGCCAATATGGATTATCCCGATGTCTCCTGTAGTCATCTAATACAATATCCGATGGTGTGTAGCCTAGTTCAAACTGTTCTTTCCACAAGTCTCTTGATTCAGTAGCTAACATTAAAAGTAATCTCCTGATTGCATTGCTTCCAAGTCTGATATATCAGGTTCATAAGATTCACTAGAGAGTGCTCTTGCTTTCCTGTATTGTGCGTCAGCTTGTTGCGAACGCAATTTGTGAAGCATAGTGCGCAGTGTCTGAGATTGCTTGTCTGAAATGTAACCCTGTGACAATACGGATGTGGCATACTTTCGTCACCCATAGCCTGCTAATTGCAATTGATTAATTATGTAAATCTCTTTTTCTGTCATTTCTCTACGATGATTCATTCAATAACCTCAAAATGATAAACTTTACTGTTCAAAGGAACATTAAACTTAACTTGTGTGTTATCAATCACTGTATAGAACATCTTACCAAACTTGTGTTCACTACCAACAACACTATAGCTCCTGCCCACTGTGAACCTATGATCATTAGAGTTTGTGTTAATACACTTCAGTTTCATGTGAATCCCTCCGTTCATTCAATGTATGTGCTAAAGATACACCAGCATAATTCCTGTGTCAACACCAGAATACAAAATCACCCCAGAAAGCCTGTAAAGCCTCCTGAGGTGTTTGTAGATATTTCCTAGTTCTTCCTATACTGATCAACAGCAATCTTAAAAGCCATACAAGCATCTGAGAATCGTCTGTGCTTAACCCCTTCTACCAAGTATTTCCCGTGGTAAGTCCAGATAACAGCAGACTCACCCTGATAATACACACGAACATCCTCAGCATCTAAGTCATTCGGATGAATACACACAACTTGATTCTCAGGATACTTGGAACCATCTTGGAATGCTACAGCATACTGGTGTTTGCCGAAGTAATCGTCAAGCATACTAACGACTTCCACAGTTCCGTTGCGAGGATTCAGGGCTTTGCTTTGGTAGTTGCTCATATTATTCTCCACCTTGCTTAAAACATTCCTCAAAAGTTCTCATAGACATCCAATCAATATCACGTCCACCAAAACGCACCAGAACTTTCTTGTTATCCCAATCGAATTGCTCTGCAAATACCTTAGCACCTTCTGGTAACTGGAATGTAGAAACACCACAACGTACACGAATGCGTTCTTTGGCTGTGTAGTAGCCATTCAAAGGTTTTGTCATAACCAATCTCCAATCTCATCAGCATTTCTCTCAGCAATCAGACGAACTTTCTTCATGATCTTTTCAATTGTCTGATAATCCCCTTCACAATCTTCAATAGCTTCTGTGAGCATCTCTTCAATCTCACGAAAAGCCTTAGTAGCATCTGAAAGATTCTCCTCAACTTCCTCAAGACTCTTTACAGCTTGCTTTAGCTCATCCTGAGTATCCTCAAAGTCTGCCTGAATCTTCTCTGAGATATAGCTGAAAGTGAGTCTGTCGATGCTCTCAACTGTCTCAGCAGTGTTCAGAAGTTCTTCTGTTGTCATATTTCGGATTGTTTGTTGTGACAGGTTCATAAGAGTCTCCTTTGCTTACTCTGATACGTTGAGAGAACTATAGACCTTCCTTGGTCTTGTGTCAACAGTTATTCTCCAGAATACTCAGCATTCAAATTATCAACAACAAAATCAATCAGATCACTCACAGACATATCCACACGACACACAAGTGTATCCCACGCATTGTCTAAGGATTTCCTTTGGTAGCGCTCAAGAATCCTGTTGTGAAGCTCTTGTGTTTCGTTGGGCTTGTATTCGTCAAGCTCATCCAGAGTAACCTCAAGAGTAATACCATTTTCAAAAGACACCAGATGACAACCGCTATGGAGATTGCTCAAGTAAACCACTTGTCCACCATTGTAATGCAGCACATCTCCGAATACTGGTGAATCTTGAGTTGACTTTTGGTTCACATCGTAACTCTCTGGGATCTTACGGTCATATATATCAGACCAAAAATTGAAGTCTTGTGGTGTGTAATCCCAAGCAAAACAATCAATCAAACATTTGTCAGCATCGTTACCAATGTCATTCTCAGGATAATCAATAACCCTCTGTAGTTCAATTTCTGCTGCTTCCTCACCAATAACATCAGCAACTTCTCGGAAGCATCCGAGGGAACGTGGTGTTAGTGCTGGTGAAGTCTCTGATTGTTCTTCAACAATTTCAAATACACCGTGGCAACCACTGAGTTTCCACTGATACGCTCTTTCAGACTCGTCAGTATGAAACCAGAAACCATCATCCGTATTTCCATCAAATTCATACAACTTACCTTCTGTAAGATAACTAGACAAACTTTCAACACACTTAAGTTTCATAACTTATCCTCCCGAAACAATCAAAATAACAATTGCAATAACAACCCCTGCTGTACTCATGTGTCAACTCCTATTTTTCTGTATTCCACCTATCACGTTTATTCCTACGATTCTTACGAAACTCTTTAGCTTTCTTTCTGTCTTGCTTAGTTAAATGTTCTTTAGTTGCCATTAGATGCTCTTTAGTCCTGCTTCTGTCATATTTTGAGAATGTCGAAAGTTACACTTCGGCATCTTCCAAGATAGCCAAGCGAACAGCTCTCTAGAAAGCCTACGACCACGATACTCAGGAATTGTGTAGCGAACCCTAGCTTCTCCAAAGTGATTGAAGAGGCAACCAGAGACATTCTCTCCGTTGTGCATAAGAACAGCCCTGTGATTACCCACAGAATCCTTATACACCACAATAGCATACTCACCAATCATCTCAGTGAGCACAGGATTCTCAACACCTGTGTGATAGCATTGGTTCATGTTCTTGAGAATGCTTGTGTAGAACTCTTGTTTACTCATATTAGATATGCTCCTGTTCTCCGTCGTAAGTTTCCTCATCACCCTTTAGATTCTGCACATCTTCTCTCAAGCTGTCAACAGCAATTTGAAGATTCTCAAGATTTCTTTGTGTGTTGTGGTCAACAACAAGTACAAAGATAATCATAAGAGACACTACAACCATCACAAGAATTCCAAATGCGATTGTCATTCGTCTGCCTCCACAATCTCAAAAGTTCCATGACAAGAATTCGGAATGTGTACGTATGTACGTTCACCGTTATCATCCAGAATGTCACAAGTGTTATCGCTGTATCTCCTGACGATTCTGTAGAACTTACCTTCGGTGAGGTAGAACACAAGATCGTCTACAGATGTACACTTAAGTGCTTGCATCACAATTTCTCCTTAATCGTCCAGTTACTCATGAGATCCACAGTATCACCTTTGGATAGCTTGTGCAACACCTCATCCACTTTATCTTTCCCAAGGCAATCTTCAATGGTGATGCTTGCGTTGTGTGTCGTCATCTCACACAGGCATTCACCTTTTAGGTACATTCTGAAGAGTCTCATTTGGTTTCTCCAAGATCAAATTTTTCATAATTCACCTCAACGCCATTAGCACACTTGATTTCATCATTAAGATCAATCCAAGCCGGTGTGCTGTTAAGAGACTCACAGATTTCTTCAGCCTTATTGAAACTTTTCTGTAGAATCCCAAAGTCTCTGTTAGAATTGTCCATTACAAACCCCATACCAATCATCCCCAAGATAAAACTAGTAATGCTGACGTAACAAACCTTTTCTGGGCTCATAAGTGTTCTCCTTATCTCCGAGAGAGTTGTACAGCAAGACTTCCGCCAATAAATCCTATAACAAACCCAACAAAATCACCAGCCCTGTCCCCAAAAAGCATACTTGTAACTACGGCAAGCCCTGATGATACCAATAAAGCCAGAGCAATACCAATAAATAAACTCACCCAATTGATTCTCATAATAAATCTCCTATCTTAAAAGTGAATCTCTGGTGTAAATATAGCAACCCCCGGTTTGACTTTAATTCCGAGAGAAACTCGACCTACTTTGTATCCTACACCAGCTACAGCATCGGGGCAAATGTTTTTGCTGGAATTATTCTCGCCATAACAGGTGGTGTAGCCATAGTTAGCACCAACACCAACAGAGGTGTGAATATTCTCTGTGATATTCCAACGCCAAGTCTTGAGAACCATGAAAGAATCGTTACCATAAGAGTTCTCAAAGTATCCAGCAAGATAACCCCTATACTCACCAGCAAGCACCTTATGATTCTCATTGGTGATATTACTCGTGTCAAAACCCCAGTGCTTACTCCAACCTCCCACATGCAGGATAAAGCTATCATCTGCCATAACAGGCGCACAAGATGTCATCAGCAATACAACAGCACACAAAAGATTATAGCCCAGTTTCACCATCATAGTTCCCTCCAAACAATCCGTAGGTTCTTCCGTAGACTTCTAGAGCCAATTGCATATCCTTACGAAGATGCTCAAGATCAAGATCCTCAAACATCTCTTGCACTTCTTCAGCAACACAAGATGTCTCAAGATCAAAGGATGACAGAAGAACACCTCGGCTGTCAAACACTTCCATGAGATACAGCACAACACCTACATCTGTGTACCCATAGAAATCATCAGGATTATCAGCAAACGATAGTGGTTCTTGGTGCTCAACAAAGGCTGATCCATAGATTTCTGCTGTATACACAGGCACAAGATCAGGATCATCAAATGTATCCCAATCGTTACGTGTGAATTCTACAGAAAGTTTCAGAGGATTGTGCTTTGGACTTTCTGAGCTAAGAATTTCGTATTTCATTTGATTGCTCCTGTGTATCTCTGAGGATTTCTATGAATACTACAGCACATCCTTGTGCTTGTCTAGTGATTGCTTTAGTTTTTCAGCAGACCACCGGCTTTAATATCGTTATACCTCCGCCGCCTAACCCGGTACGTCTCCACCTTTCCGAAAGCAGGCATCCGTGTATGTGAGCAGGCCAGTACATGAGTCGGTGTGCGGCCTGCGCAGTCGTGGTCAATCAGTTTTACGGTGATGTATCGGTTAGTCATGGGTGTTCTCCGGTTGGTCAGATTGGCTTTCAAGGGCCTGCCTCATGGCTTCATTGATCTGCTCTACCAACGACAAATCCCCGCCATCAATCTCGATTGTGTACCCGCTGGGCTTGATGGCTTCCACCCAACCGGAGCCATTCTCCATGCACAAGTTAATCTCCCAGCCATCCGGCAGATCACCACAGACTTTGTTGGCGATCGCCTGAACGGACTCAGCCTGCAACTCCGCGTTATATTTCCTGAGCGCATCCAGCCTCACGGCAGCCTCGGCAAGAATAAGGTCTGCGTCATGATCGCACTCAGCCGGAACGCGCATCACGAACTCTTGCGCTTGGGTTTTCCGCCCTCCGACTACCGCATCGGATAGCTCATGAAGCCTTTTAATGATTGCATCAAGCGGCACATCGCTGCTGTTTCTGTAGGCCCTGCTCACTTCTCACCTCCCATATCCCATATCTGGCGCGCCTATGCCCCCAACACGGCCCAGCCGCCACGCCTCTTCGGTTTCACCACAACAGCAATCCAACCCCGGATTATCGGATGGTGGCGCGGTCACTAGCCCCTTGAGATTGTCGGCAATTGCGTGAATATCCTGATAACTGCTGTGGCCCGCACCATCTAAATCCCCGTTTGCAAGCGCGGAGGCGTAATCCTCAAGCATGTCAACTGCCGACTCTATGTCACCAAAAGACTCCGGCACTCCCTGCGCCTTTGGTGCGCGGGCTGCTTGTTGCCACTGAAGCCAGTCGTTTTCTTCCATCCAGTTGTTTATGTGCCGTTTCCACTCTTTAGCGTCACCATTGTTACCTTCAGCTTCGCTACTCAAAAAACCGTCCACTAGATATGCAAGTTTGAATAATGCTTCCGTATTACTCATAACGATCTCCTACGAAAATTTGTAAGTTTTACCATTGATACGTGCTTTGGTAATCTTGCGCATATCAATCTTAGCGTACCTACCCTTAGATTGGTTAAAAAGATTCCGGTAGTAGGGGATGTGTTTTGTTGAGTCTTCACCCCCACGAAGATTCTTAGAAACCTTCGGATGAAACACACCAGAACTCTTCTCACCTGATTTCTTGACATATTCAAGGTAAATCATACGTGTACCAGCTTCATCAATCAACCGTGCTACTACGTTTGCATCGCTCATGTTATTTCTCCTGTCTGTAATGAATCTCTGAATATACTAGAGCACATCCTTGTGCGTGTCAACACCTACTTGTGCATCCACTGAAGATATTTTGAAATCATTGGATGATCTGGATTGCTTTCATGAATCGCCTTAGACATCTCAAGCAACAGATCCAAAGCTTGCTCGTATTCATTCCCAAGTTTCACCAAAGAATCCTGTAGCCTGTCCTCACGATCTGTCACACGTACTTTGGATAGCTCAATTTCTGTCTTGATGCTGTCTAGGTGTGCAAGCATCTGGAGTGCTTTCCTCTGATCAAAGATCTCTTCCATGACAATCTTACGCAGTTCTTCTGTGTGGCTCATGCGTTCTCCTTATGTCTCGTCAAAGAAATCATTGTAGTAAATCCCACGTACACGATAGTCCTCTTGGATTTGCCTGTCAAACGCCTTTGTAGCCTCTGACAAACTTTTGTATTGCCTGTAAAGTTCTTGTTGAGAATCACGAGACTTTCTCAGGCACACTTGATCATCCACTTGGTATAGCGACAGTGTTACATTGTCTTGCTTGTCTAGAGCCATCTTGAGAACTTTCATAAAACTCTCCCACATATCATCTGAATACCTCTGAGACTTCCATACGAAGCCTACAAGGGCTTTTCTGGGGTTAACCTAAGCTACCCTACTGCCTCTCTTCAGAATCGCTTGTACGCTTCTGTACAGCCTTATTAGGAAGACCTTTGAATTGATACCCATTATCCCTAAGCCACATATCAATAATCTTGACACATTCTGCGGGGTTCTCTTCGTGGTACAATTGGGACCAAGGACAGATCCCAAGTTTCCAACCATACTCATTGAGAAACCACTGCCCAAGCCTTAGATGCTCTACGTTGCTTTGCTTGCTGTGGTACTCTTGCAGAAGTTTAGCTATTGTGTACATAATAATTCTCCTGTTCAGTTTACGACCACCACAAGGTAATCTCTGAGGTTACACTCTACACGAACTTATCTGCTTTGACAACACCCCTAGCAATCAATCGTTCTCTGGCTTCCTGTTGATCTTTCTGGTGTTGCTTGTGAAACTCCTTGCCGAAGGCAAGCCACCACAAGAGAATTCCCAGAGGTAGGAACACAATGCTGATGAACATCAACACAGCAAAGATTCCTAGCACGATCAAACCAAGACCATCATCTTCCATAGTTCCTCCTAAGTATTCTTTAGAAAATTCTAGTGTTCTTAATCATTCTTAAGCAACTCTAATCGTTTCTGTTGATTCTAAGGTAGTTCTAAAGGTTTCTCTTGTCAAGGAGAGAAAGGAAATTAATCTCTCACCCTCAAGAACCTTCTTTAGTATTCCTTAGAAGATTCCTGTGATTGGGTGATTCTTTTCCTCCTTCATCACCCCTTCTTAGGAGAATTCTAAGGAACTCTTTAGAACACTCTTTTGAATTCTTGTGTACTGCTTGTGTGTCTTTCTGCATTTCTCTACACTTCTATTGATTAAGTCTAATGGAATTTCTGATAACCGTCAAGGGTATTTCCTAAGATTGTTCAAGAAAGTTCTTTGTACATTAATAATGAACAAGATGCAAGTGTGTACAAAAGATTCTCTCAAGGGTGTTGACAGGGGTGGTGCTTGGGTGTAGAGTTGGAAACTGAAGCATATGCAAAGGAGACACAAGATGCCTAAAGATTACCTGATAGATCGTGAGCCATACATCAATGACTACTATGAGATCTACGACAAGATCTGTATCGCACAGACAGACACAGAGTTTCGTGTGATTCAACAGATGATCAATGATTTTCACAGGAAACATCGTTATAAATTCAAAGGGTTCTGGTGGCTCACATGGGCTATCGAGAATAAAGCTGCACATTCTGCTTGGAATTCTTTGCAAGCACTGTTGCTTTTTCGGATGAATGAGGTGTATGATAGCTCTGGTAAGTTTGGCAAGACAGGAGAGAGCAAATGAGCAGTCTTAAAATACCCGTAGAGATAATGCCGGGAACATCTTTCAAAACAGCAGCGGTGGATGCAAGAGAACTCGCAAAGAACACAAGTGCTGCTTACGTTACCTACAGTTTTAATGGTATTTCTTGCAGTGTTTCACCATCTGCTGACCAAGAGAAGATGTTCAGAGAATATCTAGAGATTAACAAAAGTAAGTATAAGTTCATCATTGATTAAGGAGAATACAAATGAACACAATAGAATTTAAAGCAGGTCAACGGTGGCGTGTGATTGATGCTGAAGAGTTTAATGTTTTTTTGCCAGATGAATACGCTCGTGTTCGTGATGGTGATCTTTTGATTGCTATTGAGATGGAAGATCACGATGATGACCATTGGAAGATGCGAATAGTCAATAGTGCTGCTGTAACTTTGGCTTGTTCTAGTGATATTGCTGAGGGATGTATTGTGCTTTCTGAGGAGTCTACAGAAGAAGCTGAAGATTTGCCGACAGAATTTGCTGTAGGGCAGCTTTGGTATGTCTATGACGATTCTTCTGAAGGGTTTGCCTGCCCTTATAGATCATCTGAGGGTGATATCATTGAGATCACAAGATCTGATAAAGGTACGTCCGACGGTTGGCGCGGGTACAATCACGCGCAAGATCAAGATGGTATCATTATTTACAACTATGACCTTAATAATGCTCTGAAGTATATTGGAACTGTAGAAACACACAAACATCTTGTAGGACGGCCTACAGAAGCCTCTGATCACGTTTCAGAAGCATGGGCTACTAGCGTACCAGAAGGAGTCGAAAGCGTCTCACAAGAGAGCACAGGAAGCCCACAAGAGATTCTAGATGCTGCACACACATGTGTTGGTGTTTCTAGGAGTTCTGTGGATAGTTCTGAGGAAGTTCGTATGTACAAACATGGAGAACCTATGGTTAACAGCAAAGACATTCTCTGGCATATCATTAGTCGTGCTGAGACTTTTAACGGACATTCTCAATTCACTGTCTCACAAATGGACTTGAGCACACTCATCACTCTCACACGTATGCTTGATGATTATGTGACAGAGTTTTGTGAGATGCGCTTGAGTTGGGGAGGGGATCACATGGGGTACTACACAGCGGATATCTATGAGATTGCTAGTGCTCGTGATGGTGCTGAGGATAAGATTCTTATGCAGATTGAGAAGGTTACTGGTGTTGGCTAAAGATTGACACCAAGAACTAATCCAGTGTATACTGAAAACTTGTAACGGGGCTTGTAGCCAGAGCGTTCTTGAGAATTGCTTGGGACTTGCCTAAAATTTGCTGACGGAGGCTGTTATGGACGAGGTTGCACGCAAGAATTACCAAAAGCGTAGGCGGGAGATTAAATCAATAGCAAAACAAATGCTTCCTGTGTGTTATCAGAATTACACGGAGTACGCTAGAGAATATGGGTTTGATCCCGAGTGGCGCACAGGAATTGCTATTGATGCACGAGATTGTGCAAGAGCACTTGTCGATGTTTTGGAGGAACTTGAGGTATGACAAAGAAAACTTTAGTAATAACACACCAAAGCACCTTGAGAGATCCTGAGGATAATCCCAAGGGAACTCAGGTGAGTTACACAGTGACAATCCGAGGGGAGCAAGAGTATTTGCAGAAGAAAATCGACAAGGTTTTCAAGACAGGCAGGCCGGAGTATCTTGAGACTGAGCAAAAGACTGTTCTTGTTATGACTTGGGCGTTGCTTGAGAATTCTTTGGTTTATTTTGTTGAGGAGGACTAAAGTATATGAAGAAAGTTGCTGGAATTTATGTGAACCCTGAAGATGTCTCTGCGATTGACTTTAGAGTGGCTGAGGGATCTGATGGGAACGAATATGCACATCCTGTGTTGGTTATGCGATCTGGAGCACAACTTATTTGTCCAGCTAATGATTATCTTGAGGCTGCTGAGAAGATGCTTGAGGGTGTTGTTAGGGAACTTTTGGTTGTTAATTAAACACAAGGAACTGCAATGGGTTATAACTTTAACGAGGAGTTTGTAGTGGCGAAAACAAAAGAGACGGTGGAAGAGATTAATGAATATCCTTCGGCTAACCTACCAGACCGTAGGATTCCTAAAGAAGTTCTTGAGAAGTTTGGAGTGAAGGTAGGTCTGTCTCAGGAAGACGGGAAGACTATTGAAGCTGTGTATTTCCCGTACCACAATCAAAAAGGAGAGATTACAGGCTATAAGAAGCGAGACTTTACTAAGCCCAAGAGTGACAAGTACCACTTCACAGTGATTGGCAAAGTAGGTGCAGAGAGTCGTCTATTTGGGTTTCGTGAGAATGTCACCGGAAAGCGTGTGTATGTAGCCGAAGGTGAGTTTGATCAAATGGCTGTCTACTGGACGCTTATTTCTGGTTCGGATATGAAGGGGTTTGATCCACAAGTGGTATCTCTGTCACTAGGCACAGGTAATGCTGCTAAGTGCGTAGGATATCCTGACAACAAGAAAGCTCTGGATAATTACAGCGAAGTTGTGTTCGTTATGGATAACGATGAGGCAACACCGGAGGAACGTAAGAAAGGCATAAAGAAAGGCAAAGAAGCCACTGAAGATCTGACAGCAATCTTCCTGTCAAAATCTAAAGTAGTTGACTTGAAAGATTTGAATGATCCAAACGAATATCTGATCAAGAAGCGCAAGAAAGACCTCTACTGGCAACTGATGAAACCTATTGAATTCAAGCCAGATGGTTTCGTGGACGTAGAGGATGTTTTTGACGAGGCTACGGCACTTCCAAAGATGGGTAAGGGTTGGCCTTGGCCCTCTATGACGAAGGCAACCTACGGTCGCAGAGAAGGCGAGGGGTATTATTTTGGGGCCGGGGTGAAAATAGGCAAATCCGAAGCTGTAAATGAACTTATTGACTATATCATTGAAAACGAAGATACACCTGTGGGCGTATTTAAACTGGAAGAAAAGCCAGCAATGACGTTCAGGAAAGTTGCCGGTAAACGTCATGGTAAGTTGTTCCATAAGCCAGACAAGGTGAATTTAGAAGGGCTTGACTACAAAGGCGACAAGATTCCAGACGAAGAACTTGAGAATTACTTTACACACGAGGAGCTAAAAGAAGGTGTAATGTCTCTCAGAGGCAAGGTTCTGACTTACGATAGCTACGGCGCTACATCTTGGGATAAGCTCAAGAAAGCAATCACATACGCCGTTGTAGTTCAAGGAGCAAAAGATATCTTCATTGATCCTATCACCCGACTGACAGCAGGAATGACAGCATCGGAGACAGACGTAGAGCTTCGCAGGTTCTCTGACGAGATCTCTAAGTTGTCTAAAGACCTTGGGTTCACGTACTATTGCTTCTGTCACCTGAAGGCTCCACAGAACGGCACCCCGCACAGCCAAGGTGGTCATGTGATCAGCGAACAGTTCCGTGGCTCTAGGGCAATGATGGAAAGCACCTATTACATGGTAGGTATCGAGCGAGACAAGTCGCCTGAACTTCCACAGGTTGTTCGTAATATGTCTTGGTTTGTGATCCTAGAAGATCGAATGTTTGGTAACACTGTACGTTTCCCTGTATACTTTGATGTCAACACAGGGAAGTATCTGGAGCCAACAAAAGAGATTCTTCGTCAGTATTATGAAGCAACAGGAGAACATCACGAGGAGAACACAGATAATGATTTGAAAGAACTTGAGGAAGACACACCGACTTATTAAAACACACTGCAAACGGCCAATTCGTCCGATGACAGCCGGGGAGAACTTATGCGACTAGTAGCAGATATTGAAGCAACAGGTTTGCTCGATCACACAAGCCTAGACTATTCAAAGTATCCGTTCAAACTCAAAGATAGTTTCAAGGTTCACTGCCTCGTAGCAAAAGATATTGATAGCGGGAAAGTGTTCAAGCTATATCAAAATTCGCTAACGGAAGAAAAAGTAAAGCAACTATTTTCAGAAGCAACTGAGGTTATTTTCCACAACGGCATTGGTTATGATCTGCCTGTGCTTATGTTGTACTTTGGAGTTAATTACAAGCTAAAGTCTAAGCCAGAGGAGACAGACTACCTTGACGGAAGACCTTGTAGGATCACAGACACGGCTGTAATCTCAAGAACACTCTGGCCTGATCGTCCACAAGGGCATTCCTTGAAGGAGTGGGGTAAGAAACTAGGGATTCTCAAAGGGAGTTACGGACAAGAACAAGATGCTTGGGATGAGTTCTCCGAGGATATGTTGGAATATTGCCAGCAAGACGTAGAAGTGACTTTAGCTGTGTATAACGCTTTGCTGGAAGAACAAGGTAAGTGGGATTGGTCTAAAGCAATCTGTATGGAGCAAGCAATTGCTGAGGTTATTTTTAGACAGGAACACTTTGGATTTGGCTTTAACAAACAGAAAGCTCAAGAAGCTCTTGATGATCTTAACGAGAAAATGGAGGTAATTGAGAAGCGTGTAGAGCCTTTGTTGCCAGAGAAGAAAATTAGCAAGACAGCAGCGAAGAAGTTTGTTCCTCCTAAGCTACAGTTTAAGAAAAACGGGGAGCCTTCTGCTAATACAGAGAAGTTTGCAGAGCGCCTTGGTGGTATTTTAGGTAAGAAAGGGGACACTTGGTACATGGAGTACAAAGGGAGAACTTTAGAGCTTCCATTGCCGCAAGAGCCTCTGGAAGATACAGAGCCGATGACCCTAGCAAACCAAAGTGATCTTAAGCAACATCTCGTGGATCTCGGGTGGAAGCCTACGGTTTGGTCAGAGAACGATCTTACGGTTAATGCGAAGAAGCAGAAGATCCCTTACGAAAAGTATAAAGAGTCTGTCTATCGTTATTGTATGGAGACAAAAGAGAGTTCGTTCAGAAAGTTCAGGCTTGAGCAACAGCAGTGCAGGAATGTCAAAGAGCTATATAAGAAGTTGATGACAGCAGATCGAGACAGACCTGTGAGAGTCTTGAGTTCACCAAAGTATACGGTGAATCAGGATAAAGATATTTGTCCGAGCCTTGAGAAGCTAGGTGAACGTGTAAGTTTTGTCAAAGACGTTGTTCTTTGGTTAACCTACAGGCATCGTAGGAACAGTATTCTGAGTCCCAAAGGAACAGGGTTCTTGGCACAACCGAGGATTGAAATTGACGGGCGCATACAGACCCCTGCAATCACTTGTGGTGCTGCCACTTCAAGGATGCAACACAAGACTGTGGCGAATATTCCACGGCCTACGAGTGTCTATGGAGCACCTATGCGAGAAATGTTCTGTGTACCTGAGCGCTTCTATCAGATTGGCTGTGATGCTGCTGGACTTGAAGCTAGGGTAGAAGCACACTACACTATGCCTTACGAGGGAGGGCAGGAGTATGCTGAGGCATTGCTTGGCGAGAAACCCAACGACATCCATAGTGTCACAGCAAAGAAGATGGGGATCGCACGGGACGTAGCAAAAACTCTTCGCTACTCAATTTCTTATGGGGCACAACCACCAAAAGTTGCAAAGTCAATGGATTGGCCCATAGGAAAAGCCAAGAAAGTGTTTGAGGATTTCTGGTCTGCTGCTTTACCGCTTAAGCAACTCAAGGAAAAGGTAGAGAAGTTCTGGGAAAAGAAAGGAGGGCGTAAGTTTATCGTAGGGATTGACGGAAGGAAACTCATGGCCCGTTCAAAACACAGCCTTGTAAACCTTCTGTTTCAATCCTGTGGTGTTATCATTATGAAGCAAGCTGCTGTTATGTTAGATCGTTGGTTAGAACAAGAGAATCTGTTGTTCAATCCATTTAAAGATGCTAGTATTGAAGGAAAGGCTGCCGAGATGATCCACTACCACGACGAATATCAGTTGCAGGTGTGTGAATCTCTTGTAGAAGCGCATGTGTTTGAAACCGAGGATGAAGCCAAGGAGTTTTCTGTCAAAGGTAAACGTATTGCTGATATTTCACATGTAGATGGTGGGTATTTGGCAGGGTACAGTAAGGCTGGAGAACTTATGTCAGAAGCTATTGTTAAAGCAGCAGAGCACTACGGTATGCGTATTCCTTTCGATGGAGACTATCAGATAGGATTTTCATGGAAAGACTGTCACTGACCCATTGACGAAACAGGGACTATGCCTTAGAATGTAAAAGTATGGGGCATAGCCACAAAAGACTTCTAAGAGGGCTCACAAGATAAGTAGTGTGTTCTCACAGAAGAAATCGAAGTAATTAAAACTTGATCAAGAGGTAATGTAAATATGGCTAAGAAGCAAAGTAATGTTGTCAGTGGTATCGGATTCTACTGCTGCGTCCAATCACCAACCACTAAATTTCAGAAAGAGGGTTCGAAAGATCCCCTAGATTTTGAGTACAAAGTCACTGTAGTTGTTGATCCCAAGCAATACAAGGAATTTGCAAAGCGTTTTAAGAAGCAAAAGGTTGATCCCCTGACACCAGAGGAGTTTAAGAAGAAGTACAAGGTTGATGTACCAGAAGGTGTCGAGACAAACGAAGATGGTGAAATCTGCATTATCAATCTGAAGACCAACAATGCGTACTCGGATTACAAGGACGGTAAAACCAAGCTGATGCCTAAACCCAAAGTTCTGTTTCCAGAAGTTAAGGATGGAAAAACTGTCTTGGTTGAAGATACAGAAACTCTAATCGGGAACCAAAGTAAAGTAACTGCATTGTTCAAAGAGTACGAAAATAAGAAGTGGGGGACCGTAAGCGCCAAGCTCTCAGCCCTCCGAATTGATGACTTGGTTTCTTATGGATCTGACGACGATCTTAGCGAACTCGGTGAGGTAGACTCCAGTTCCTTCAAAGATTCTGGAACAGAGCCTGACTTTGGAGACGACGAGGATGACGATACCCCGTTTGAGCCAGACAATTCTGACGACGACGATGACGGCGATATCTACTAAATGAGGCGAGGGGCTTCGGCCCCTCTTATTCTAATGGGAAAGAGAATTACAAACCAAGAAGGGTTCCTGATAAAAGCGGAAAGCAAGCACGGGAACTTCTACGATTATAGTAAATGTGAATATAAGTCTAGCAAAGAGAAGGTTGAAATAGTTTGCCCAATACACGGATCTTTCTGGCAAACGCCTTCTAATCACCTTCATGGGTTTGGTTGCATGGGCTGCTGCGTTGACCAAAGGGCAAACCGAAGGCGACTATCTTTTAGTGAATTTATGGAAAAGGCAACTGAAGTTCATGGGGATAGATACGACTACTCTAAAGTAGAGTACAACAACAGAGACTCAAAGATAATCGTCAAATGTCCTGATCACGGTGAATTTCAAGTGAGGCTTGCAGGCCACTTAAAAGGAGTTGGATGTGGGTTTTGTGACTATCTAGCCAATAAGAACAACGGTGCAGTTAATATCACAACTGAGCAATTTATAGCAAAAGCCAATGTTGTTCACCAGAATCTTTATTCTTACGGGAAAACAGAATACAACAAAACTGGAAACAAGGTATGCATAACATGTGACATCCACGGAGACTTTTGGCAACTCCCGAACAATCACCTGCGAGGTATGAAGTGTCTACGGTGCGTTCGTGAACTTGAGTATTATAGAAACACAGAAGAAACAGTCTTGTATCTGATGAGAATCCAGAGTGAGTTGGCAGAGTGGGATTTTCTCAAACTAGGAATATCATGTGATCCCCGCAAAAGAGTCCGTCATTTGGGATTGCAGTTACCTACGGCAGATATTCAAATTCTCCGTTGGATTGAATCACCATCCCGACCAGCTTGTGAAGCAGAGAGTAGAATACACAACGACAAAACCTTAGATCATTTCTGGGGAGCGGGGGATTTCGGAGGCTACACAGAATGTTATTGGCCGAAAGAACTCCCAAGACTAATGCAAATGCTAGACGAATTCGTAGCGACAACAGAAGGAGTACAAGAAATATGTTTGTGACAAAACCAGCAAGGCGAATTTCGGAAACCGAAGGTGTCATTCCCACCTACAATTTTTCAGATGTGAAATACGTGAGGAAATCCATTATTGATTTTGTGACAGCCGTAAATTCTTCGCGAGAAGATCATGAACCCAAGCTGAATATGGAAGCCATCGTGCGTACCGCCATGAAGAGAATTGCCAAACATAACGGTTATACGTCCAAGTACACGGGTTCAGGAGAACTTCGAGAGAATACGTACTGATATTCACAGGAGGGCTACGGTCCTCCTTTTTTGTTTCAGAGGAACAAAAGTATGACAGAAGAAAATCCAAAGAAACCCACAATAGGCTACCTTGACTTAGATGCGCTATTGTTTGCTGCTGCTTCTGCTGGTGAACAAGTGTGGTATAAGGTGATGCTTGGGGATACAGAGGTAGGACGCTTTGATAGTGCTAAAGCGCATAAGACTTGGTTGGAAGATTCTCGTGATTTCGGAGATGCACTCTTCGGTTTGTCGGATGATGACCTAGAGAAAGTCACAAGAGAAGTCGAACACGAGATCAAAGATGCTGAAGATTGCTATAAAGTATTCGACAGCGAACTAAAGCGTTGGCTCAAGACTGCTGGTGTTTCTCAATGGAAAGGTTATGTGTCTCCCAAGTCTGGTGGTAAGACATTCCGCTCGAAGATTGCGACAATCCACGGTTACAAGAAAAACCGTTCAGATATGCGAAAGCCTCATCACCTAGAAGCTGTCCGCAAATATGCTTTGACATATCCAGAAATTACCAAAGCTGTTGCATCGGTTGAGGTTGATGATTATGTCGTTCTAATGGCGGAACGCAAAGGTCAGTCTGCCGTATGTATTAGCCGTGACAAGGACAGTTGCCAATGCTCAGGCACATGGGTACTTCTGGTGGATCAAATGGAAGAACCTGTGTACTCACCAAAGAACATCGTTGGTGTCCTTGAGCGTTCCGGTAAGAAGATCGTCGGGTATGGTCACTTATTTCTAGCGTGGCAATTGCTTGCTGGCGATAAGCAGGTGGACAACATCGAAGGATGTAAGCGTGTTGGTGCCGTAACAGCATACGAGATTCTAGAGGAATTCTCTGGAGCACCTATAGAATCTCTAGAGAGCGTTATACACGTTGTTTGTGAGAAGTACAGGGAAACCTATGGAGATTCCTTTAAATACACTTGTGCAGTCTCAGAGAAAGCCGCAGAGGTAACTTGGAAGGATGTCATGAGGGAGAACTTGAGGTTGCTGTGGATGCTGAGAGACAAGAACGATAAAGCAGAGTTCATTGGTAGGTTCATTGATACTTATAAGGAACCTAAATGAAACAACTAAAAATCTCCACACCACTAACCATAGAAATCCCTAGAAAAACCAAAGCACCTAAAGTATTCCGAATCAACTTGAACTATACTCGCAATGCTCATTATCAAGAGATGAATAAGGCTAAGGTAATGTTCATGGAAATCGTAGAGCAGCTTCTGATTGACTCGGGCCAACGAGAGATTACCTTTGATAAGCCTGTGACTGTTACTGCTAAGTTGTACAAGCAAAGCAATCGTAGGAGTGACAAACACAATTTTATTGGTGCTAACACAAAGTTTCTTTATGATGCGCTGGTGAACCTCGGAGTTCTTGAAGATGACAACGATAGCTTCATTAAGGTTGAGACATTTGAAGAAACCGAAGTAGACAAGCACAATCCAAGGATTGAATATACGTTTACTGAAATTTGAGCACAAAAATACCCCAGAATCCGGCACAAGGAAACTGGGGTTTTATTTCGGTATGTCTCACGACAAGAGGTGTTCTTATAATTATCTGTTGCATAACACAACAGTCCTAAGGTGTGCTTTCGCTTCGCTCAAGACACACATCGAACCTTCGGTTCTCAGTGCTGTTTCTACGCATCCTCAGCACGTCCAAATCAAAGATTTGTCTGTGTGTGCCTTAGATACACAAGCATATTCTTTTGTCAATCCAAAATCTGCCAATTGACTTTGTAGAAAGGTTTGATTGGTCTTCCATCTGCTTTCACAAGCACCTTCCTTTGAATCCCATCCATATCTACATCAACTACAGAATAAGCATTGGTTGTTGTGAACCTTCCGAATTCATCCATCTCACAAGCACCATCATCGTTGCTCATTAGAGTTACAGCAGCAATGCTTGGGTCCATATCCCTAAGACCAAAGGCATTCCCACGGGGCGGTAGAGGCTCAAGAATTGTCAAGGTTGCTGTCTGTTGTTCAGAAGCATTACCAAGCGAATCCTCAGCATCCAAGGTCATCTCGTAAGTACCAACAGTAAGCTCAGGAAGCTGTACAGAGAAGGTTCCTTGGTTGTTTGTGGGGTTATATGTACCAACCCCCGTGACAACCAAAGTGATGCTTGTGGCATCTCCACAAAAGCCTGTGATCGTTGGTGTGAGATCCCTTGTGTTTACATCAGCAATTGAGATTGTTGGTGGTGTTATATCTGGAGCAGCATTAGTTTGTACACTTGTTGTGTATGTCTGCCCAGCACCATCAGCATTCACAGGTCTTACTGAGATATTAACAAAGGTCTTCTCGGGTAATCCAGAGAGACTCACAGGACTCGTTGAGCTAACCCAACTGCCATTGTTAATACTCTGCTCAAACCCTGTCTGATCAGAAGCAGAATAAGTGTATGGCTGAGTTATTGTAGAGTTTGTTTTAGAAGGAGTACCAAAAGAAATAACACCAACAGGAGGCTCAAGAGCGTCTGTAGTAAACTGCACAGAATCAGAAGAACCAGCACCTGTGGCATTTACAGCCCTAATCTCAAGAGTGCCAGTGAAACTCGCTGACAAACTTGAGATTGTCAAAGGACTTGTCACAGATGACCAAGAACCAGCACCGATACGTGCCTCAAAGCCCGTAGCATCACTTCCCGAATATGTGAAAGAAGCACTGACAGAATTCTTTGTGGTTGTTGGCGTATTAATCACAGGAACACTTTGGGGAACAGCAGCAACTGTTGTTGCAGAAAGACCTGAGGACTCACCACCTATATCAACGCTACCCGTGATTTCTGCAGAACCTTCTGTTGCTGTTCTTATTCTTGGTTTTACAAAGTAGCCTAATTGAACATTCGTGATTGTGCTTGTGTACCCACCGTAGCCACTACCCGCATCTACTGCGTATTCTACAGATGTTCCTGTGACAGTTACCGGAATATTCTCACCGGCATCTACACCAGTAACTTCTATTGGTGAAAATTCAACGTAAGAATCTAGCGGTTGATCTGTCAGAGGTGTTACTGTGAATGGATCTGGTGTTGTGTCTACCGCCGAAGCAAGCCCCGAAGTGTCGAGTGGTCTGTAGTACGCAACCCCATTTAGGTCGATGAACCACATATCTGAGACACCGGGTTCTTCATCCGGATACAGCCAGTAATCACCATTGCTGTCGAAGTAGCCAACTGTTGTGACAAGCTGCCAACCCGCAACGATTTCGCCGGGTTCAGATTCTTGGAAGGCATAGTCATCAAAACCTTCTGCAAGAGTTGCTAGAGTAGTTCCGGCTGGTACATCATACGTCACTGTCGCTGTTGCACTGGATATTGTAGACGCTGCACCAGTCGTTATGGTGGTGCTGGCGACCGTGCCGCCGCCTTCTGCATTGACGGCGCGAATCTCGATTAGGTACGGGGTATCTTCAGTCAGACCGGTCAATTCAACGGGGCTGGCAACAGATGACCACGGACCACCATCCACACGGTATTCAAACCCGGTCTGATCCGTGTCGTTGTAGGTGAACGGCAGGTCAATGGTGGTCTGGCCGACGGTTGGCGTGCCGAGGGTTACAGTGCCTTGCGGAACCTGAGCAGGCGTACCGATCTGGTAGCTAACCCCCTCAGTCGTCCCGTTCGCCGCCTGAATGTGCCGCAACGTATAGGTGCCATCGGCGCCAGTCACCGTGCCATCCGCATTAAGCGTCAGCGTATCCGGGCCTTCGATCTGGTCTCCTGCGACAGGCGTTGTGGTTGCGCCAATGTCCCCGGTCCATGAAGTCAGGTCAATGTACGCTCGACCTGCTGCCGGTTGATACGCTATTGTTTGAGTAGCCATATCAGGTTAGCTCCACCGTCACATCACCGAACAACACCAGATTGGCAGTACCGGATGTTGGCAGGCCCGGCATCGTTCCGCTAAACGTGCCAGTGCCGTCGCCGTTGTCGGAAATCGTTGGCGTCGGAATCGTGATGGTGTTGGTGCCATCGCTGACGGTCAGGGTTGTGGGTACAGTGGCGTAATTGCTGTAACTGCCTGAGATTGTGCCGCCGGGGGTGAGTTCGGTTTGAGTGACGGTGAGAGTTGGGCCGGTAGGCGCCGTTGGTGCAGAATCTGCCCCTGTGCCCACTCCCACTTTGTATACGTTCGTTTGCCCAGCCCAAAACTGAGCCAGCCCTATCGGCTTAGATGATTTGGATGAGTCTGTTGCTGTGACAGTTACAGATGGAGGATTTCCAGCCGCAAAATCACCCACCACATCGTAAAGATCTAGGGATATATCTGACCCGGACCGTGTAAATACCAGCTCAAATTTATCGCCTAGTGCGGCAAAATCTAAAAGCCTGCCCGTAGTCGAAGCCAG